GCCCTCAGACGAGCTGGAAACCACAGTGAAGCCCATCTGACTAAACTCTGGGTCAAATGTCGGGTTGCTAATCAAATCGCCACTTGTCGCATTCCCTGCGCGTACAGATGAATTAAGCGCAGTGATACTGCTATTCGCAGAGGATAAGCCCGATTCTGTTTGATCGACGCGCCCGGACAACACGCTTAAAGCGCTCTGATCAGCTTTTTTACTGACGTTGTTATTGGTCGTTGCCAGGTCATTTGTCAGTTTGGTGATGCTGTTGCCCTGACTGGTGATCTTGTCACCCTGCTGCGTCACCGTGCTCGACAACGTAGACAGCGCATCGCTATTAGCCTTGATCTTCACCTCATCCGTGATATCAAAGACCTTAAATGTATCAACCCAGATTTCGGCATTAGCCGGGTGCGCGTAAAGCTTAAAGTTCTGGCCATCAGCGTTAGAGGCAGTAAGTCCAGTCTCCCAGGTAATGGTCTGCCACTCACTGGTTAGTGTGACGTTTTTATCTTCATAATTGCTGTCGGTCTGGCCGATTTTATTCTGGCGCCGGATCAACATGTTCATCGCCCCGGACACGCCCTTGGCTTTAACCACAACACGATATTTGCGCTGACCATTAAGCGGCAGCGGCTTGTTGTTGTTGGAGAAGATGCCTGGGCTGGTAGTGGTCGTCCGGTTCAGCTTAACCCCAGCCTTACCATCACCGAAGTTGCCGAAAGTGACGCCCGCCGGATACTGGGTATCCCACGCAGTTGCACCCTGCAGGAAATCGTAGTTCGGGATCAGGTTGTCACCGGCGTTTCTGTCAGCGGTCAGGGTGTTATTCAGGTTCGTGATGCTGTTACCCTGGCTGGAAATCGTACCCCCCTGCTTGGAGACCGTATTTTGCAGCGTAGACAGCGCCTGTGCATCTGCCTTATTCGCCAGATTAGCGTTGGTCTGTTCGAGGCTGTTTCGCAGATCAGTAACGCTCTGCGAGGTGCTCGTGACGCGATCACCTACGGTGCTGACGTTTGAGGTGACGGCGCTAATGGCATTCGAAAGCGCGTTCATCCCAAGAGCAGAATTCAGCTGGGCTACCTTCTCGGACAGTTTAAAGCCGAGGTTAATGTAAGCCTGACCAGTCCATTGGTTCACCAGGAACTCAACCGTGCTCCAGCCAGCTTTCAGATCAAAGCTAACCGTATTCCAGCTCGAATTACCAAAAGCAGCCCTAACACCGTTCACGTATACGGCGCCCGTATCATCAAAAACACGGGACCCTGGTGCCATAGTGATGGTGGTATCAGCATTAACCTTCACGAAGGCTTTGTAATGCGCGATCACGTAACTGCCGGCGCTCGCAAAGTCCAGTTTTGCCGCGTCAGGAACCTCATCGATCGAGATTGGCGCCTTACCGTTGATATCGCTAAAGGTCGGCTCGGTGGCATTGTTCGCCAGTTGTACGTTGTATACGCTACGCACCCACATGTTCTGGCGACCGTTAACCATCTGGTTTGACAGCGAAGTGATACTGTTGGAGTTAGACGTAATGTCTTTTCCCTGCTGAGTCACTGTGCTGTTGAGGGTTGATAACGCATTGGCCGTCGCATCAATCGCTTTCTCATTGCTCACGTCAACGCAGAAGACGTCATCGAGATACATATAGCCGGAAGCGACACTTGCGCGCAGAGACACAACCACGCCGGCGGTTTTGGCTGGCGTATACTCGCCGCTAATAAGTGCCCAGTTAGTCGACAGCCCGGCGCCGGTGATCGGGATATCCTTTAACGGCGTCAGATCTGTGTTTCGAAGGCTAATCTTGTTGTTGCCGGCATTATTGATCGCGAAGTCAGCGGATTTGCGAACCCATGCGCCGATACGATAAGTCTTGCCAGCCTGCAGCTCGACCGTTTGATTGCAGCCTGAGTCACCGCCAGAGGCCAGTTTGCCCGCCTGGATGATATATTTCCCCGATTTGGGGTTCTGGGCCTCCAGCAGAGTCCAGCCGACATACTCCCAACCTTCGAAACCACGTTCAAAAGAGTTGTTTTTGAGCATGTTGCCGATGATCGCTTTCGAGGCATCCGCATCAGCATTGGCGTTATCCAGCGAGTTTGACAGGCTGGTGATGCTCTGGGACTGGCTGGAGATCTGATTTTCGGCAGCAGTTACGCGGTTTGTCAGATTAGTCACAGCTGAGGCGTCAGCTTTGTTCTTGATGCTGTTCTGCATCGAAGTGATCTGTTGCCCCTGACTTGTGATGGTGCCCTCAACAGACGATACCCGAGAGGTCAAAGCATTGGTGGCACTGGCGTTCGCCTCAATCGCCAGAGCATCAGTGACGTCAACAAAACCAACATCATCGAAGTACTGAGAACCGGTTTTGAGAGAAGACATGATCGATACGTCAACTTTACCGGTCAGCGTCGCCTTCCAGGTATCAGAGACCTCTTTCCATGTTTCATCTTTGGGCAGATTCTCCGGACGAATCGGAATCTCTTTGAGCAACGTGGCCGCGCCAATACGCAGTTTGTTGTTGCCAGGGCTGCTGATCACCGCATCAGTGGTGCACCGCACAAAAGAGGACAGCTTGTATGTCCGTCCTTCGACGACGCTTACAGATTGCGTGATTTGCACCGTTCCGGCGGCGCAAACAAGAATTTTGCTACCAGAATGGGGCGCACTCGCCTTGATAATACTGGATACGCTGTTCCCTGCAGACCACCCTGCCAGGTCACGCTCAAAGGAGGCGTTAACCAGCAAATTGCTCGGGTTGCTTTTGGCAGTATCGGTATCGCTCTGGATATCGCTCAGCGAGTTATTCAGGGTGGTGATGCTTTCACTCTGGCTGCTAAGGGTTTTATCCTGCTGGGTTACGGTCGACTGCAGACCCGTGATCGCCTTGCTGTTCGCAGATACACCAGACTCAACACTTCCTACGCGATTATCCAGCGTAGACAATGCCGCCCCTTGTGATTTAAGGGTGTTGCCCTGCTCTTCGACCTTCTGGGAAATTGTCTGTACCGCACTGGCATCGGCCTTCTGGCCAAGGCTTGTTTGCAACCCGGTAATCTTGCTTGCCTGGGAAGCTTGTTCAGTGGACAGCGTATGCAGTTCTTCTGCAACAGAGGCTTTGTTTCTGTTGAATTCAGTCTGCAGGGATTCACGCGCACTCGCTTCCGCAGCATCGGCGGTGATACGAGCATTTTTCTCCTGATAGATCAGACCGGAGCGAATGTCGTCCAGATTTCCGCTTTCAGAGGAACCGCGGATTTGTGCAGCCAATGTGCTGCGCGCCTGCGCTTCGGCGGTATCCGCATTCGCACGAGCCTGCTGCTCTTCCTGTAACGCGGCCATGCCTGCGCCCGGCGTCGGTCGACCGACGGCGATCCAGTCGAATAACAGGTAATTGTCCGCATCCTGACCTGAAGTGAAATCGAAGCGGAAACGACGAATCGTTGTCGAATCTCGCCACTCAATGTCGTGCAGGGTCAGAATCGCAATACCCTTGTCATCGTATTCCGGTTCATTGATAACTACGGAGCGACCAGCATTCCAGCCGGTTTCATCAGCGCCGATCCAGAACATTTTGGCGTTCCAGGTTGGGTTGCCAACCTTTTTAATGCGCATCTTAATGAAACGATAAGCATGGGCATCGATCGTCAAGCCGTTAGGGGAACGACAGGTTGAGGTCGGATTGTTCGCTTTCAGCCAGCCATCGCTGGTGACGCTCATTGGCGTGTAGCCATTATCATCTTCCGTCCAGCCTTCGGCGTCCTGGTCGAAATACCAGATTTTCAGAGAGTCAAACTGTTCCCCTGTGCCAGCGGCAATCTGCGAGATCTGTCGCGCGAGGTTTTCGTCACCGGAGGTCACAACCTCAGACAAGCTATCGATAGAGGTTTTCAGCTCATTCTTCGCGCTCAGCAGTTGGTCGGCCGCTTGCTTGGCTGCATCATTAACATCTGCAATACGGTCATTCGTCTCTTTCTGAATGGCCGCAGTCAGATCTTTGCTGGTCTGGGACAGCGACGTTGTCAGTGATGACTGCGCTTTCTTAATCTCCTGCGACAGAGCATCGTCGCCGTCTTTAATCGACTGTTTTGCAGCTTCAATTTGGCTGTTTACATTGGAGATGTTGGTATTGATCGTCTGGTTGACCGTATCGATATTGTCGACAATTGTCTGATTGACAGTATCAATGTTCTCTTTCAGCGACTGATTGACAGAGTCAACCTGCGCCTTAATTTCGGAGGAGGTTTGCGCAAGGTCGTTTTCAACTTGCTGAATAGACTCGTTGACTGAGTTCTGAACCTCGCCAATGGCGTTGTCTACCGCCTCCTGAGTGGCTTTGCTGTCGATTTCGTCGAGCAGCTCCTTGCCGAGTTCAGAAGATGTGATCTTATCTTTCAGGAAAGACAATACGTCGCGAGTGGTGGCCTCTGTACCGAGGTTCGAGTTCGGCTGGCCTACCATCCCACGTTTGTTTACCGCACGAATCCAGTAATACCAGGTCTCGTTGTCACCCAGCCCAGCGTGAGTGAAAGTCGTTGTGGCGGCCTGAGCAATGAGTGTCGCGGTGTCCAGCTTATTTGTTTTGGACGCATACACGTTGATCTGCGCGAGGTCGACTGAATCAGGGTTAACCCAATTCAATACCACGTTACGATAATCCCCCACCGCGGTCAGTGATGTGGGCGCCCCTGGCGGCGTCATCGTGCCTTTTACCTGATAGACAGCAGTAATGATCTCGGATTTTTTGCCGCCGAAGGAAACGGAATACAGCTGGAAGTCATATCGCCCATTTTCGGCAACATTGACGATTTCATATTGTTCTTCCGTGGCTCGGACAGATTGCCAGTTGGAGACGTTGCCCTCGTCGGAGCGGCGCCAGCTGACCCAGTATTCTGGTGATTTACCTTCCCAGGCAAGCATCAGCTTCACGGACAAGTTGCCCGGACTGGACAGATAGGTGCCTTCTGAGATGACCAGATTGCTCGGTTTGGAATATGTGGGATCAAGAACCGTCGTATTTTCTGGAACGAGCGCGGCCCCGTTATCAATCGCCTGGTACTTAGATGCATTGTTCTGCACCACCGTGATATCAAACGACCCCGGGGTTTCACCTTGTGCGATAGCGACAACGCGCGCCCGCATTGGAACCAGGTCTGGTTCGGTGATCGTCCAGACGCCATTCGCTACTGGTTGATCGGCTGTGGCCAACGCCGTCTTGAAGGTAACTTTAGTGATGTTGTCGCCGGTCTCGTTGATGTCTCGCTCAACGATTTTGCCTTCCTGATTGATGATACGGATGAAGCTACCGCTCTTTTTCAGAGAGACAGGCGCATCGAGGGTGATGCTGTTTTTGGTGAAAGAGACAATGCGACCGGAATTGCGTTTGCCGGCACGATATTTGTTCTGGATCAGAACGGTTTCGCCCGGCATCAGGAACGAGGCGTCCAGGCCCGCGGTAAAGGTGATCATGTCTGACTCCATACGCGCGGTATAGAGCAGCCACAAACCTACACGATGAGCCTGACCTCGGCTGGTGCATCCGAACGCAACGGCCTCGGTCTTGCGCTCCCCGTATCGGGCCATCGCTTCCTGATCTTCAACATACTCAACGTTCTGCTTATAGCCGTCTTGTTTGTTGTTATAAGTGATCAACGCTACGGACGGCCGGTCTTTTCGAGCTGAGCCTTTATAGGTAAACAGGCCATCTTTTACGTTTGCGTTGGTAAACAGCATGACAGGGTCAGACGGGCTGTCCTGCATGATATTCACCATGCCACCAGCCCAGAAAACCATGCCACGGAAAGCGCCGGCAATATCCTGAATCAGACGATAAGCGTCCTGACGACTGGTGATCTGGGTGTTGATTGCAAAGCGTTTTTCTTTGCCGCCAAAGCCATCATCAACCTCTTCGTCGCAGTAGCGACCGATCTGATAAAGCTGGCCAAGGTCAATCATTGACTCCGAAACAAATTTGCCGAGGCCATAACGAGCATTGGTCAGCAGATCGAACAGAATCCAGGCAGGGTTGGAAGACGACAGAAGTTTAAAGGTTCCATCCCAAACGCCGTTATAAGTGTTCGTGTTTTCATCATAATTCGAAGGCACACGGATTTTGAGGCCACGGATAAGATACGAACGTGACGGCATAGAGCTACCAAACTGCTCAGAGTTAACCTTAAGGCCAACCAGAACGGAGTTCGGGTAGTTCATTGGGGTGTCAACGATCTCACCGATAGAGTCGACCCAGGTATCGTTAAAGAGATACTGATCGTTGCTGTCGGCGGAGAGACGAAGCACGCGCACTTTATAGGCACGCCCAGGCTTTGGAAGCTGGATTTCGTAACTGCGGTAGTAGACACCAGTCTTTTTCGCAGTCAGCGTCACGTCAGAGCTGCTCTCACCTGCAGCAATCACGTCATAGAAAGAGCCATTGCCGTTGGCCAGCTGGAACTTAAACTGGACCGAAGTACCGTTTGTGTCCCCTGTTTTCTTGTCAATGTTCCGCAGCGACGGGAACTTCATGATCACTCGAACACGATCAGCATCGTCGTTATCGATGGCGACCGTAACCGCGTTTGTGGTTTTCAGCTGTGTATTAACGGCCTTTGGCGTTTCGACAAAATCGAAACCAGGCATCGGGCTTTGGTCTTGCGAACCATCCCGGAAATCCCAAGTTACACCGGAACGGTTGAATGAACCGTCTTCGTTCTGTAGCGCCACACCATCGACGAAGATAGATTTAGCACCGTCAATCAACCCACCAACAACACCTTCCCCGAGCAGATCGAGGATAGACGCCATGGTACGAGAATTAACGGTATCATCCGCTTCAACTGGTGTACGGCTTGAGCCTGAGCTCTTTTTGCCGCCCGCTCCCGCAATCAGGAGGGGCAATCTCTTTTTCTTGAACTGATCCATGTTCAAAAAACTTCCCTTACAGTTGGTCTATGGTGATTGAAGAACTCACAATCTGTGAGCCAACTAAAATTTCCTCGCCGTAATTAAGCTGAACCGGGTTTCCCTGGTTGCTGGTGTTTTGAGGCCCATCGAAATAAAACGAATCCGTGTTATCCGCCTGTCTGACAGACGCATTTGATGCCTGCGGCGAAATCAGCATGGACACACCGCCCATCATCAATGACATCCCTCCCATCACCAGCGCGGAAGACGCACCAAAAGTCAGCCCAGAGGCCAGAGCGCCGACAGCGATCATCGCGGCGCCCACGAAAGTCTGGAACCACCCAAACGCCTTACCACCGCTGCCACGTGGTACGGGAGTAATGCGGATTTTTGCGATATTTTCCGACTCGCCCATCATCTGGTATTCGGTGTCGTCCATTGACCACTTGTGGCCCTGCTTATTTGTGACCTGGATGTGGTACTTATCGAAGTGGTTACGGTTACGCTTAATCCAGGCTTTAAAGCCCGGGCGATTCGCCTCAATCAAATCGATGGCTTGTTTGGTGTTGCGCACCTTCAATTTCCAGTGGCGGCCAAAGTTCTTTGCCATCGCACCGCCGAGCTGAACATGAACTAATTCAGACACGTCTCGTCTCCCTTGAGTAAATCCCTGTGACGCAGGTGATGCGTCGTATGCTTCTGATACATCCCACCGTAATAAGCCCGACAGCTGAGACGGTCGATCTGGTGATGCATGATCATGCCGTCGCCGATGTATACCGCGCAGTGATCTGGCATTTTCCCGTACTGGATGAAGAAGATGTCGCCGCGCTGGGGCTCCGTCCCCGGCGCCATGCGGACAAGTCCTTCATTTCGGTAGTTCTGGTCGAGGATGTCGTTGTCCCCCGTGTACCAGGAAGGAATATGCAGGTGGGCGTTTGCATTCAGCTCAACGTCAAATTCACGCTTTAGGTAATCGCGGCACAGCATCCAGCAATCAAACACACCGAATACGTATGGGCGCCCGAGGTAGGGCATCTCAAAACCACACGGATAAATGACGTTCATTTCGCTAAAGTGGAATGGCATATCGCTTTCCACATTTTTGCGAATTGCCAGAATCATCCACGGTAGTTCCGTCGCCTCGCACCCGGAGCGATCCGGGTCTGACGCCTCTGCGCTGCGCTCCACGTGAGAGTGCCAAATAGCGATCACTTCCCCAGCATCTTCGGCCGCAATAATGTCGCTGGCACGCATGACAAAATCCTCACGTGGCGTTTCAGAGACATTCATCGCTTCCATAAAGCGATATTTCTCACCCTGTGTGCGTACCAGAAAGCCACACGCTTCATTCGGGTAACGTTGGATAGCGCAACGATAGATATCCTGCATGACTTCTGAGCCCAGCTCAGGTAACGTCTGGTTACTCATATCGTGTCGCCCCAATAAATCCGCCAAAATGAATAACGCCATTCGCGAAGTAGTTGCGACGAGCATTACAGGCGTCGTAACGCTTGGTGCAGTAGTCGGCGCCGGCCAAAGAGGTTTGCTGGTTGTTTTTGTCGAAATATGGGCCGGTGTAGCCACACTCTGTTCCGCGATATTTCCACGGGCAGCTGTTTTTGATGATCTGACGATACGGCAGTTGAACGCCCATCAGATCCAAGACGCTGGACAGCTCGAATTCGACATACTGGTGCGTCTCCAGGGTCTTCTGTTCGACGAACCACATTTCATCAGCAAAATGCTGACTTGGGTCTGCGGTCGGGTTTCCATCCGGAAAGTTCACCGCGTCCAGAAAACGTGCCAGCGTCATCTTGCGAATGATTTTGCAGCCAATCAGATCGTCATTGGCCTGCAGCTCCGCAGAAATTACACCGTCGTAGTTGGAAACCTGAATCTTTGGACGAGGAAGTGTTCCCTGACCGCTTTTATCAAAGCCAGACGCTTTAATTGGCCACGGCTCATAGGAAACCCCCTGCCAGACAATTGGCTGGCTAAGCCCGTTGGTGCCGGCATGGAAATACAACTTGCCGCCGGAGGTTGTCACCGACATATCCAGCTCGAACAACTCAATGAGCGCAGAAGGCGATAAACTCTGAATATCAGCTCTAATACCCATCACTTCATCCTTGAAAAACTCAACGTCACATCCTGTGACGTTGATATATAATAATAGATAAGCACTTACTTATCTATAGTCGCAAATTAAGACTCAAAAACCTGTCTAAATGTTGCCGTAAGCACTTGATAGCCTGGGTAACGCTTTACCGTATGGCTATCACAAACCACGATAATTGCTTTGCCTCTTGGGTTAGTCCAAATGAATGACTCCACCCCTGCGCGGGCAGTCAAAAAGTCATCAACGTCGTTTACCACGTCATGGCTGCGGGTGAACGTGAGAGACCACTCTTCTTTAATCCGATTGATCCCCTGCGACTGGCGCTGCTCGTAATCATCGCCGTAGTTCAGCACGGTCACGTTAGGCTTTACGGTTTTCTCAGACTCATAATCTGGATACCAATTAAATACTTTCCTCGACATATCACTTCCTTGTTATGGCCGCCCGCTAAGGCGGCCGGCTTTACTACCCTCTGGTGGTATGCGGATTAAGTGAACCACCAGAACGTTTCTCTTCGGCAATCGTCTCAAGCACAATCGACTTAATTTGCCGCGCTGCACCGTTCCAGAGATTGCTCTCGCTTCCACTGCTGCTCTCGCTGGTTCGTCCATCCTTGGTCACATTGATTTGAATTGAGACAGGGGACACCGCGTTACCCGTACTCTTTCCAGCCGACTCTGCAGAAAGTGTGACTGGAATGGTTCGACCATCTGGCAGCGGTACGTAAGCCTCATTCATTGAGCCCTCGCCAAACATCGCCAACTGCGGTGAGGTGGCGATTCCGCCTTTCTGATAGGCTCTCAGAGGTACAACCCCTTCCTTGCCAAAGATGCCGCCATTGGCGTGTTTCTTCACATTAGGCTTTGGCTCAGATGAAGACGATGAAGCTGACCCAGCCCAGGCGGACACTGCGGTACTGGCCAGTGACAGACCGAAATTTAGCCAACGGCTGGACGAACTCGACGACGAAGCACCTACCATGGCGAATGTAGCTGCCAGCGCCCCAGCCGCGGTAGACAGATTCCCCATACTGAGGATGCTGCTGTTAACCGCTTTGGTTTGATCTTTTGTAGCGTCAGTACCGGTGAACAATGACTTAGTCCAGTCCCAGACGCCATTCACCGCCTGACTTAAACCACTGGCCGCATTCTGAGACGCTTGCCCCATAGAGTTCACGCCGGAGGCTGTCTCCTTAGTGGCCTCGCCGACAGATTTATCCCCATTGGCCACCGACACACCAGAATTACCTAGCTGAACCCCTTGATTAGCGATCGCAGACGCTACGCCATTCATGAGATTTCCACTTTGTGCATTGCCAGCGTTTGTCGTTCCCATTCCCAACATATTCATGAGAGGCAGAGTGATCTGAGTCTTCACGACCATGTTGGTGATGTCTTTAAGGAACGATGTGGCCAGACTGGAGATGCTCATCTTCCCGTTAACAACAAAGTCAGTAAGCGTGTCAGTTAAACCGCTAAACAGATCTGTCCAGGTACCTTCGATCTGGTCAGCCAGGTTTTCATATTCCAGAGCCAACTGCTGGGTCGCTGTGCCTGTTTGCTTAATCAGCGCATTATTGCCAGCGGCCACCAGCTGATTAAGCTGCTTGTTGTAAAGCGAGATGATTTTCGGGTCAGTCGCCTTATCACGCAGCTCGATCAGCGCCTTAAGATTGCGGTTGTAGGTATCCGAAAACTCGGCAGCCTTCTCCTCATGGCTTTGCATCAAGCCTGCGCTGATAATCGAATCCGATTCCGGCGCCCAAGCGCTGATCATTTGCTCGACGTTGCGGCGATTAAACATTTCACGGTATTCGGGGGTAGCGTTCCTCAAATCCGCGAGACGTTTTTTAGCCTGGTCAACCATCTCCTGCGAGATAAACTCGTTAGGCGTGGCGTTTGCAAGATCGGTTAGTGACTTAGTGACATCACGCAGCGACTGATCAAACGACACGGTGGCCTTTGAACTTTCGCCCATTTGCCCCATGAGCTGATCAGCTTTATCCAGAGCCTTCTGGAAGCCGGCAGCCAGCTTCTGTTGCGCACTTTCCTCCCTCTTCGCGGCGCGTTCAGAGGCATTCGCGGTACGCTTCCCCGCCCTCTCGGCAGCAGCAGCATCCTGTTCACGAGCTTTGGTTAGTGCGGCTATGGCGGCTGCACGCTCCTTCTCGCTCATCTTTTCCAGAGACGATGCAGTGGAGGCTTTCTGCAGGTTAAGCTGGGTTTTAAGCTGCTTCGGCCCAATGATAGGTTTTCCTTCAAAATCCATCATTGGTGTGCCATCAGGCAGCGTGCGCTGGTAAACCGCAGAGTCCATCTGGTTGCGCATGTACTGCGCGAGCGCTTTATCAGCGCCTTTGTCGCTGGTGCCCAACCCAAGCACTGTTCCCTGGTTGGTCTTCACGCCCTTTCCGGTTTTCGCCGCGTTATCGCGTTCAAACTCAGCCTGTGTCAGTTCCTGAGCAACAGTTTCAAGATGTTCCTGATAGCCACGAATACTGCCCTGCAGCTTCTGTACCTGTTCTGTGTTTCCTTCTTTTTTCGCCTTTTCCAGCAGATCGCTGAAGTGTGCGATCTGCTTTTCAGTTGCGGTCTTGCGCGATGATAAAGACTCAACCAACTTTTGGGCTGGTACCAGATAAGATTTATTTACCGTTTCTCGTAATGGCCCCAGCAGCTTGTTCTTTTCATCATCGGACAATGACTTGTCGTCATTGATCTTCTGAATTTTCTCCAAAGCTTCCTGGCGCGCTTTCACGAACTTGGCCGAAAAATCTTTGTTTTCATCGCGGATTTTTTCAATCTGAGATTCAGCCGCCTCTTTTGCGAGACGTTTGGAGACGGCAGTGTCCCCCAGATCAATAGTCCCACTAACTCTATCGCGTTGTTTGCGAAGGTCGCTCAGTTCGGACTCGACCTTCTTACGGTCAATTTTGATAGTGGTTCCGGCCACCCCTGGTCCGTAGACCATTTTTTCACCAGAATTTAGCTCCTGCTCCTTCTGAGCTATTTGGCGATCAAGACGTTCCTTGTAATCCGCCATCTGTGCCCGCTTGGCGGCTGTCATCGCCTCGGGGATTTTGCGGATCTCCTCAACGACTTTGGACGTTTCGTTGCGAAGCATGGTCATATAGCTGATCAGTCCAGCCACTGCTACAGCTGCAACGGTAAACGCAGCACCAATCGGGTTTGCTGCGATAAACGCAGTCAGCCCAGCGAATGCCCCTTTCAGCCCCGTAATCGCACCACGAATGGCAAAAATGAGCGATGGGATTGGTGCCAGTCCCATGCGTGCAGCACGATTGAAACGAGTGACCGCCGTCGCCCCCAGCGTGAATGGTGTCTGGATTACAGTGGACATCTTCATGAAGGTGGAAAGCATCTGGCCGCCGGCGCCGACAACACCTAAAATGCCCGCTCTGAGCATTTTAAATGCCACCATTCCGGCGACAATTTTGCCCAGCGTAATAACCAACTCCTGATTCTTAGCCAACCATTGCGCCAGCTCGCGCAGGCCATCAATCGCGGTGGTAAGCCCCTCTCCCAATGAATTAGCGAACGAAATGCCTTCTGCGCTGTTCATTACGGCCGCCAGCTCTTTCATCCCCTTGGTCAGCGAGTCAAGGTATCCAGCCTGCCCCACTCGATCAGCAAACAGAGTGAAAGAGGTTTGCAGCTGCGCCAACGCACCGGTGTAGGTTTGCATCATATCTTTGGCGGCATTTTCGTTTTCCGCACGCAAACCAACAAACATCAATGAAAGAGCCTGTTTCGCTTCAACGGTCCCACTGGAGACGGCTTTGGTTAGCTCACCCATCGTGATACCGGCCGCATCTGCCATGGCCTTCATCGCATTTGGAACCGCTTCACCCAATTGCTGGCGGAGCTCTTCCATCGACACAACGCCTTTACCAGACATCTGTTGGACAGCCACCGCCGCTCGCTTAAGCAACTCACTATCGCCACCAAAACGTGCGACTGAGTCCACCAGTGCCTTTAACGAGCCATCAGTAGGATCGAGCCCAGCAGAACGGAACTTCACAAATGAGTCGGTTAAAGCCTGCATCGCAAATGGAGCGTTTTTCGCCATATTCACGATATACTGCATGTCTTGAGCAGCGGCTTCTCCAGGATTGACCTTATCCTTATTCAACCCACGCAACATGACACGCATACGCTGCATCTCGGCCGCAGCCTCTACGATCGGCTTCTGCCAACCAAACAGGATGTCAGTGACCGTTCTGGCCGCATCCCCAATTTCTCCCAGAAGGAAAATATTGCCGCGTAATCCTGAGAAGACGCCATTTTCACGACCACCACCGCGATGGGGCGCAGCGGTAAATCGATCAGCGCCACCTCCGCTGCCTCCCCCGCCCTTTGTGGTTGTTCTGACCCTGACCGGACGGCTGATCAGCTGCTGGCTTCGAATAACGCCATCCATCTGATCTTTGACTTTTTTTAACCCCTCGGCCGCCTGGCTTGTCGTTGTTCCCCAATTGCTCAGACGCTTGCTGGTCGCATTTAGTCTGGTGTTCATTCCACCAAGAGAAGTAGTGGCACCCTTGATCTCAGTGTTGAATTTACCGGCATGGTCTCCTGCGTATTTAACCCAATCAGAAAACTCATTGAGTTCCGACTGAACCTTCCGCAATGAGGCCAGGAACTTGTGCGTAGACGATGTGGCTGAATCAACGCGATCTGTGAATGTCCGCAAATCAGTGCTGATAGCGGACAGTTCACGTTGTGCCTTTCGAGAGGTGTTGGAAACGAGTTCAAAACCGGCAGCTACGTCCTGTAGTTTGTCTGCCGTAGAATTGAGTCTGGTTTCAAGAGCGCCAAGAATGCTGGAGACCGAACCCAGAGAGCGCTCGAGGTTTTTAATTTTTTGAGCCGGTTTGGTAGCCCGCTCGCCAAATTTGGTAAGTAATTTACCCGCCCGGTCGATTGACGCCGTAAACTGTTTGTCTTCCAGCGACAGGATAAACTCTACGTTTTGTGACATTCCCTTGTCATCCTCTGCCAAAAATTTGCATCAGCTGCTCTTTGGCGTCGGGGTCTGCCTTATCCATATGCGGACGGTAGACTTTATCAGTAACGACTGGCCTTCCAATCCTGAGTTGCAAACCCTCCATGAACGCCTTAACGCCATCGCCATCCGCTTGGGCGACGCGGGCGACCTGCAGATTGCGGACATCCTCTTCCGCTCGCAGACGATCGATATTGCGGCTGAGCATCCAGAACATGGTCAACGGGACACTCAGTAGCTCTATTGGCGATACGGCGTAGTGAGCAACTACACGACTGAAATAGAATCCGAGATCTATCGAAACGGTCTTTACCCCGGATTCATCGCGGGATATTACTTTGCCCCTTCGCCAGCCGCTTTTTCGTTCTCTTCATCAATCACTTCCATGGCGAAAGTGAAGATCTGCTGGAGTTGCTGGACAGTCAGTTTCTCCAGAACGGAGTCAGGTACTGACGGAATGACTTTGCGTACCAGTTCTGCGTAGGCAGTTACCTGGTCGACGGGAGACATATTCATGAGGTCTTTGTCTTCCATCTGCTTGATAGAAACAAAGAGGCCGACGGTCATTTCAACGATGGGATATTCTTTGCCACCAAATTTGATGCTTTTTTTCGGCGGCAGAATGGAGTCGAGATCGAGTAATTTGGTCATGGTTTAAATCCTTTTAAACTCATACAGAGGCCCATCCATGGGCCTCTTTGGTTATCACAATTTAGCTTGCGGCAGTTACAGAGACGGCTTTGGTCGCCTTCTTGGCGCCGTCATTAGTTGTGAAGGTGATATTGGCTGAACCGACAGCTTTACCAGTTACCAGTCCGTTCTGATCTACGGTCGCTTTATCAGTCGCATCAGAGCTCCACACGCCAGTCTTATTGGTTGCATCGGCCGGGGTAAAGGTTGCGCTCAATTGAACTTTAGCGCCCACTTTTACGGTCGGTGAAGACGGGGTCAGCGTGACGCTCTCAACCGGCTTTGGGAGGCTCATTTTCCCCAACACGCCAGCGTCGTCCGGGTAAGCGGAAAACTCAACTGAGAACACGCGAACGTCGTCAGACTGGTAGGTCATGGTGAAGTTACCCGCGGTTGCTGCTTTAGGGATGGTCAGAACATAATCCGTCGCATCCTGCGGGGTCAGCACCAACTCTTTTGCAACGTCGATCAGGTTCACACCCTGCGCAGACGTGATGGTTACGGTATCTTCGCCAGAACTCAGCGTTGAACCTGGCATCAGATCGACCATGTTTTTCAACACGGATTCAGCCAGCGGCGCAGTAATGGTGATGTTGCGGCCTTGGATCAGCTCGGAGATCGTGGTCTGGCCCAGCTGGTCTACGGTCACTTTCAGCGTTTCGGTTGCGATTTCAACCTGAACACCGCCTTTGGTGTAACCCAGATCCACGCCACCAAACGACACCTTGCAGGCGCCAAGCTTGATGTTTTTAACATGGGTATTGGACATTATTGGAAAACTCCTTTTTCCGTTAAAACAGTGTCATTCCGACACACAATGATAAGTATATACTTACTTATTTATTCAGTTCAATAAAGTACCCGGCAAATTCAAGTGGAATCCCTGTTTCAATAAGCGATCCGTCATTTATTGGATACGTTATTGGCATCGCCATCGGCCTAACCATTTTGAAGAATACCCCGTCAGACTCAACGTTGCTAACAGGAAGGATATCCATGATTTTGTTGGCCATTTCAACAGATTTTGTGATACTCGCATTGCGAACTACTATCGTGAATGAGTCGAAGTAAAAACCCTGCAAATCCGGGTCGATGGCTATGCCTGTATTGGGATTAATCAGCAAAATGCCAGACTTAACTTTTGCTGGCATATAGTGACAGAAAATGTCCGTCCCTACTTTTCCAAGCCCATTTTTCTGTATCAATTTTGCGAATGCTTCTACAAACATGTCAACCTCGCGTAAATCCTGCTTTTCTGGCAGCTTCCATGATCGTTTGCGAAAATTGCTTTTCGCTGATCTGAGTCGCTCGCTCAAGGAAATATGGGCCCACTTTAGGCTTCACGCCGGCGACAGGAGGGTTGGTAACATTCTTCATACGAGACAAATAACCAAGACGGTACTTACCAAGCTCCATGTATTTTGCATAGTCCCCCACCTCAACGCCTGGATGTCCTTCTCGCTGCTTTGCGCCTGAAACGGAAAGCTCAATACGAAGCCCCGCGTATCCTTCTTTTACAACCCGTGCAAAAATGGCGCTCTCAAGCGATCCGGTTTCAAGCGGGGCCATGGCTCGTGCCAGTCGTTCAACCAGACGCGCCAGCTTTTCCATGTCCCTGATTAGATATCGCTTGAACGCTTTCTGGCTGTTATTAAGTCTGGCGCCGGCACGCTTAAACTGGTGTGCGTCATATTTCAAACCCATATATTCGCCCCCAGCTCAAGATGCCCAGGGCGGCCACGTAGTCCCCATCGCCGATGTACGCTTGAGACCTTCAGCTTCTGTCCCTCCAGCACAAGAACGTCATCGAGTTGAACAGCGGCTTCAAGTGGAACAATAAGTACTGCGTCAAACAACTCCAGCGCCGCCTTTCCGCGACTTCCAGAGCTATCTGCCCTGACGGACGATTTTTCATTGCTCTGTTCAAATTTAACGACGCCTACTTTCGTCTTCCTGACGAATTGCAATTGCGCTTCACCGTAGACGTTTTTGGAACCAAACCGGTAGATCGACAATTCGGCTTGCCACGAAATATTCATCCACTCTCCTTGTGTGAAGTCGTCGCACTCATTACCAGGCGGAGGCGCGGTTTCCCGTCTTAGGCCTGTCGACCAGAAGTAAAGAGCACGACGTGTGTTACGCACGACGAACAATCATCCGATTGTTGATGTAACTAATAAGCAATCGCCAGGTGCTGCGAGCCACACGGACATTCGCCACTTTGCTTGTACGGTACATATTGGTTGTTTCACCGATCGATTCAGACAAAATGCCGTCTTCACGCGCACTCGCAATATCGTTGCCATTGGCGATCTCGCATGCCTCATTAACGGTGGCCAGAAGCAGCGCCTCTTTAAAGTAGTCTGGCAACTCCGCAAACTGCTCCGAAGTGATCCGCTCCCAGTCCACCAAATCCTGCCGATACACACCGTCAGCCCCCCAGGGAATGTCATAGACATTCAGCATGTTTTGGGGACGGTCATACCGGTCGAAATCGATGCGCATGATCCTCCGGATAGAGAAAGGTAAGGTTTTGATTCGCCGTGTCGCTTCGATTAGCCGCTTGCGCATCAAACCCTCTCCATCAGCCAGCAATGTATCTCCATTGATCATATCAATGGCCTGCATTTGAGCATCGGCTACGGTGGCAAACGACTGACCCGGGACGGATAGTTCAAAGCTATTAAGCAGCACATACATCTGCCGCTCTTCGTGGGTTAGCCCACCCGCTGTGGCCTTCACGATGACGTAGCGCAGATCGCGCTCTTTTTCGACCAGCTGGTTATGCTCTGCTGAGACCACAACCGGTATAGACATTTGGCCCTCTGCAATATCGAGAGGCTCTTCGTCCACAAGTGTGGTACCTGCACTATCTCGCACGGTGTAAGAAGCGGAATCGATATCCAGTACGTTAAAGGCGAAGGTCAGAGACACGATGTCTCCGCTACGAAACGTGTCGATCAGAGCCATCACTCACCGCCTTGTGCTTTCAGGATGCCCTCAATCATTTCAACAATGCCCTTCGCTTTCACGCCAAGCGTGTTACCGATCTGGCGCAGGCCGGCGATACCTTCACAGTCAGCAATGGACTCCAGTTCTTCTCGGGTGAAGCGCTGCACATGTTTTGTCTCCTCATTCGCGACGCCACGTTTCATAGGGACAATATCAGGGGCCGTAGGCTCCACAATCTGATCGGCCACCAGCTCGTTACGATTGCTGAAGGCAGCTGATGGAGAGACATTTTGCCCATCAATCGTTTCGGCACGCATTGAGGCGCAGATCCGCTGTTGATCGAGGAATGGCAGCTCTGCTACGGAAATGCCGTCTTTAAAGTAAACGCCGCACAGGATGCCCGTGTATCCAAGGAACTGAGGTTCCAGAAGATGAATTTTTGCTGGTTTCATGAGTTTTCCTCTGAACAGGGTGGCCAGAGCCACCCCTTGTTGCTGAATCAGGCTGCAGCTGCTGTAACTTGAACAGTTGCGGTTGCTTTATGGCTGCCGTCTGCGGTCGTGACTTCAATTGTTGCAGTCCCTTCTGCAACGCCGGTCACGAGACCAGTAGCCGCGTCAACCGTTGCAAATTCAGCATTTTTCGACGCCCAGGTAACTTTCTTGTTGGTAGCACCAGCAGGCGCCACGGTAGCCGTTAGTTGAACCGTTTTTTTCACCTCCACCGATGCCGACTTAGGACTTACCGACACACCAGTAACAGCGACAGTGGGCTCCATCGGAACCGCTCGCATAGCTGCGGTGATACGGTTCTGCATGCGCTCGTTTACTGGATGATCGGACACCGATTTAGTGAAAGAAGTACGGAACATAACCCCCGTAAAGTCGGTGAAGGCCTTTTCAGTGATCTTCACTTTTTTTTCTGACATATATCGCTCCTATAAAAAGGGCGGGCGTATAGCCCACCCATTTAAAAATAATAGGTAAGTACTTACCTATTATTAGGATTAAATTTTGACGTTAGTCAGCGCCGCGATAGCTTTGTCGTGCTTATTGGCCAGAGAGCAGTACCACTTCACACGAGTACGTACTGCGTCTTTGTTCTGAACGGTGCCAATGTTTTCCACAACGATACCGGCGTTTTCGCCGCCGTACAGACCAGTTACACCGTTTTCTTCAGAAAGGTGCAGACAGTAGATATCCGCTTTGGTGGAGTCCGCAACCGGAATGAAGTCGTTTACGATAAACGGAACGCCGTTATGGCACAGCATTGGTCGACCGAAGTTTTCCATCATGATTTCGGACGGGCCTACGTTTACAGTTCGCAGCAGCGCACGATATGCGCGAAGATGCTCAGAACGCATCATGATGCAGTCTGCGCCCAGATCTTTAACTGCGTCGACCAGTTCGTCGAACATAGAGAAAGTCATGGATGCGCCGGAGATGTCGATCTTCTGATCGTCATGCATCAGCTTCGGAATACCGTCGAAGGCTTTGTTGTTAGTGGTGGAGTCGCCAACAATCAGATTGCGACGGAAGGCACGAGCCAGACCTTTGACTTTCTGACGAACCTGGATAGCCAGCTGGTTGTTGGTATCAGCCATAGTGGTAGCCAGGAATTTGTCGACGTCAACGTCGCCAGCCAGAATGCGCAGCTTCGCAACTTTCTCTTCGAAGGTTGCTGCACCTTCGGTGATGGTGTCGTTCACATCAATGAAAGTAGCTTCGCTCAGGGTTTTTTCGCGGTTATAAAGATATGCCTTCGAATTGATTTTCATGAAAGGCAGGACGGCAAACAGGTCGTCACGATCGATAATGGTCTCGATCACGCCCTGTTCAAGCTCGTTATTAGACAGCTTTTCAGCTTCTTCACGCAGTAATGGCATCTTTCATTTCCCTATGATTTAAGATGTTACTTGATTCCGATTTTCCCTAAACCGGCAGTCAACTTATCCATTGTCGACTTGTTCTTCGGCTGGGTTACTTTGTGGGTCGGTTTACTAATTGAACCAGCACCCTGCTTAGCTTCGCTGCGCAATAAAGCGTCAGCTTCCGGATCTGCACGTAAAATACGCTCAATCGCGGATTCGAACGGTAACGGCTTACCTTCGCCGTCAACCAGAACAGCACGCTCTTTCTGACCTGCCGGCTTGTCATAGCCAACGACGTTACCGTCTTCACCCACTTCGAAATGAGAGCCGTAGATAACGCGGGCCTTAGCCGGAGTCATCAGAACTTTTTCACGCAGGAAATTGGAGCCAGAAAAGGAAGCGCCGACGGTCATTTCAACCAGCTGGGCTTTAAGTGCGGCGTTTTCGCTCTCCAGAGCGGAAAAACGTTCATCACGTTGAGCCATCTCAGCCTGGTGAGCTTCGATCATTTGCTTTTTCACAGCATCGAATTCACCGCGGCGTTCCAGTTCAGCTTGCTCCGCCTCACGGCGTGCGTTTTCTGCGGCTTGCTCAGCTTCAAGAAGCTGGCGTGCTCGTGCCGGATCGATATCACCGTACTGAGCCAGCTGATCGGCCATGGCACGCTCTTTTTCCTTGCGTTTCATGTTCTCTTTCAGCAGGTCAGCACCGGCTTTCTTGGATTTACGCAATTCAGCGAGCAACTCTTCCTGAGTCATCCCTCCGAATTCATCGTCTTCGATTTTCGGCTGATCTTTCTGCTCGCCGTTATGCTTACCAGATTCCTGGGTGCCCTGCTCTTCTGCACCAGCGGGAGCTCCAGCACCTGCGCCACCACGTTCATGTGATTCGGCGACATCCATGAGGCCACGACGGGCCATTAGCATTTGCCACAGATTCATAAAAATTCCTTTTAATTACTTATCACTCGGTTGCTTGAGTTGATGAGTTCCCATTCCCTTGGGATAGATCTTGTCCGCTCTCTTGGACTGCATCACGATGATAAGTAAGTACTGACTTATTTTCAAGGGTGTTAAGAGCATTTTTTGGCGGAAAATTCAAGAGATCTTTCTCAAATTCTTTCTGCATCGCGGCCGAAATATTCGGGAAGATTTTCTCAATGAGCATTTCCATCTGATATCGACGCACAGAATCCGGTGCTTCCAGCAGCCCAAGTTTCTCGGCAACGGCAAATTCATCCGTCAGACCGCGGATATCAAAGCTCTCCGGATAGGCAATCAGCGAATGCTCCTCATCGAGATCGACCCCCATCCACTTCGCCGCCAAAAACATCATCTGGCGTTCAGCCCGCTCAAGACGCTCGGCTTTAGTAATAAGCAGACTATTAACCCGCTGAAAGTCATATAACTTGGCGGCCCCGGATGAATTATCGATCCCCTTAGCGTTATCCTGCTTTGTTCGCTCGCCAGCGACCCCAACGGAGTGGTAGATCTCATTAATCACGGTCTGGATAGTGGTGATGATCATCTGAGCTTGCTTAGGGTCTGGCGACAAATAAAAAGGCTGGTTGCCACTTTCCGAGTCATAGGTGAAGACGCGTTTTGTCCCCATTTCCATTACCTTTGCGTGATTCTCATCGCCTGGCAGGAGCGACTGAACGGGAATGGCCAGCTGGCTGAACGTCTGATCCTGAATAATGGCGTCAAGGTTCGACAGATAGTTGGCTACTGCACGGTCAAGGTAGGCGATATCATCAATAAGCGACGGGCTAAAATACGGCGATTCGCTCTCCCCTATGCAATCAACAGGAAACACAGGTACAACGCCAAGTTTGTGTTCGCCTTTATCTTCAAGCACAACTTTTGCGGTCCGACGACCGGCATTCCCGGCGCCTTTCTTAACCTCTTCCCGGAATAGATACCACTCGTTACGTGTCCATAGACGATAACGCTGATATTCCTGGCCAGATGAGGTAAAAGGATCTTGATCATCGCGCGCCACTTCGACAATCAGCGCCCAGATCAAATTGCCGTCATCGTCCCACGCCATATCCAACATCTGCTGCGGAGAAATCCAGTAGGCATAGGCGCGAACATCCTTCTTCTTCTCGTCAGCGACGGATTCTGCGTCACTATCCATCGTGCTATCGACCACCACCCAGACACGGCCATAGATGGAGGACTGGAGGTCAAGCGCGGACATAAAGCCATCGATGGAAACATTCTGTCGTGTCGCGCGTTTCCAGAATTTCTGAATTGGCTCAGGCGCTTCTTCTACATTTCGATGGATGTCCTCTTTGAAGAGATATTTATTAATCAGGTTCACCACTTCCCTGGTGTGATTGAAGCGGTAGGCGCGTTCCAGACGCTCCTTGAACTCCTGATCACCTTCTTTGAAGTATCGGAAAATGTTGTCATCGAACCAGGCACGCCCGCCAGCGTATGTGCTGGCGAGGAAATCCCAGTGCTCTTTTTTCTTTATGTATTCGGGGTGGCGTCTTGCCACAAGATCCTTAATTTGCTTATCAGTCAATTCCATTTGCTTCCCTTCAATGATAGGTAAGTACTTACTTATCTTGAGCCACCAAGAATAACACGATTTTTTACGGGATACCTACGATGAACCGGGTAGCCCAAGGCATCCGCGCTGTGCTCAATCCCCCCGCTCTTATCCATATCGCGAGAGCCTGGTTTGTAGATAACTTTCTCCAGTGAATCGATGAGATGTTTGCACTTAGGGTCGATATACAAACGAGTTTCGCCAGAGGCGCTCATCAACATGCGGTTCACTGAGTTCACACGATCAGCAATCGGTGGGTGCTTTTTCGGATAATCAACACGCAGAAAGCCCTTCTCCTTGAAGATGTCGATGTCCGATTCCCCACGAGCGTGCTGACGATAGGCGCCGGCCGGGTCTGGGAAAATTGTGACCTGCGATTTCCACCGCCAGAAGCGACGCTCCAGCTCATCGCACACTTCTGCCGTATTCGACGAAAACAAGACAAGCTCATCCACAGCCCACAGCTCCCCATTCGGTTGTGGCTGCAGGATGACCGACGACATTGGATCAATGTTGAAGTCCTGGCCTACCCACACCGGTAATTTAGGATTGAACTGCAGCGGCTTAACGTGAACGCTACGATCGAACGGGTAATACACGCGCCCTGACATGTTTTCGAAGCTGGCGAGGTACTCTTGAGCGAACGACTTAGGGTCCATATCGTTCTTGGCTGCCTCGATTTCTGCCGTCGGAACGAATGGTGAATCAGCGGTTACAAACTGCCAGCTTTTCCACTGACCTTTGCGTTGCAGCTCTTTGTTCTGCCCAATAGTCCATAGTTTATGGAATTCGGAGAACCCTTTCGGCGTACCGATGATCAGCGCGCCGCCGCGGGTGGATGACAATGTCGGACGGAGAACCTTGTACCAGGTGTCTGGCTTCATATCCTGGAACTCGTCGAGCACAACGAAATGCAGCGCAACACCACGAAGCGTATCCGGTTTATCCGCGCCTTTAAGCGCGATCTCCGAACCGTTTTTCAACACGATGGTCATCGTGGTGTCGTTCTTCTTCCGAATCCACTTACGCGGCAGAACTTCCTGCAGATCATCCCAAAGAATCTGGCGCGCCATTTGGTAGGTCGGCGCCACGTACCAAACTCGTTGTTTTCTCTCCTTAGCGGCAGCGCGAATGATGGTTGAGATCGACAGCCTCGATTTACCCCAACGTCGTCCGGCGCACACCACTTTGAAACGATGTGGCGACTGGAAGACTTGCATCTGCCCGGAATGCAGCTGTACGAGACTTAGAGAGGACGGGATGGACATGGTTATGCATCTCCATCATCGTCTTCGCCCGATGCGTCAAAATCGCTCTCAGCTTCGCTCAGCGCTTCTTCTTCGAGTGATTCCAACAGATCGTCATCAATCACTTCGGGCTCATCATCTTCCTTGCGCAGCTGGGCCACCTGTGATGGGGTTAGCTCGCCAAAGACAAGGTTCGGAATATCCTCTTCACCGCCTTCTTCTTTCTCCATGCCCAATGCCTTGGAGGAAATTTCGAAGCATTTAGCCAGCGTGCCGCTGGCGCGTTGCAGGCTTTTAAGATCGTCCTCAATCGAGGCCAGTGGCTTGCCTTCGCGCTTTGCTGAAGTGACCTCGACCATTACCATCTGACCAAGGGCATACGCCCAGCCGTCATAGCGTGTCCGGCGGTCTTCTATCTTTTCGGCTCGGGCTTTAGCGCGCAGTTCTGCATCGGACTTGAGAGACTCGCGCACCATCTTCCCAACAGAATCAGCGCCTTTCTCTAATCCACGCTTTTTGAAGTGTCTGGAGAGCGTTTCACGACGGATGCCGTACTCTTCTTCCAGTTTTGAGAGCGTATACTCGCCCGAAGTCCATTTCGCTTCGGCTTCCGCCCATTCAGCCGGAGTCAGGCGAGTTTTGCTCTCGTCTTTTTCGACAGTCATAGATCCCTCTAAAACACACACAGAGCGCTTCCTTGCGCTCTTAAACAATTTGTTTTCTGGTTGTATTAATTAGGTCTGGGGAATCTGTTTGAGAGCCTGCTTCCGTATATTTAATAAGTGACTTATTAGTTATATATATACAGACGCAGGCTGTTAATCTGACTCCCAGACCAACTTACATCACCAGTAACTTGGCTCTGGCTCGACCTAATGTCGTCAGCCCCAGAGTTCGACGCTGGTAGCCAGAATCCTCTCGCGGCCGGCAGTCGTGCTTTTCGACCAAACCTTTCTTGATCAGCGCGCGCAGGGAGAATTGCATAGACTGCTTTGTCGTCCGGTAAGGCAGCACTTCCAGCAGCTCGTCCAGATCGAGCAAATGTCCACGTTCATGGCCTAAGTTGATGGTCTTAATGATGTCTTTCTGTTTATCAGTCAGTGTCATGGCAAATCCTTATGCCGGTAACGCAATATCCAGTGGTGCATTCAGCGGTTGTTTATCAAAAGCCAGCAGTGGCAGTGTGTCTGGCAGCTGGCGACCAAAATCAGGGTTGCGATAAACCCCATAGAGCGGTGAAGTGAAGCTCAGGTTGTGAATATCCTTGAGCAGTTTCACGATGCTGGCCTCATCCACCAGGCTATCCGCGATATCCTGAATGGTAGTGCCACGGTTGCGGCCTGCTTTTGCCAGAGAACTATTCTTGTGATAGTCCGCCACCAGATCTCGCAGAGCGCGGCGCCGGCGTGAATCAGTCATCGCAAACAGCTCTTTCACAATCGCTTCGTTGTCGCCGGGATCAGAACGAAAATGGCGCTGAAAGACGCGAAGCGCGCTTTCGTAGCTCTTCGGACGTTCAGGACGGATGAAGCAAAACCCTGCTTTCATGGCAAACGGGTTATATTTGCTCATCGACGACTGGATCTCGATGATTGGCCGGTCATGCATCCTGCTAACCAGATTAATCATGCGATACGATACCCCGACGCCACGATACTGGGTGTCCACTACAGAGCGGCTGATCACAGCGAAGTTGTTGTTTACGTAACGTCCCCAGTACTGATTTGCCACGGTGGTATTGGTTGTGGGTTTCAGCTTTGGAAACATGCGATGCCGCGGCGCCAGTAGCAGTTTAGGGAAGGCCATAACTACAACGCCTACCAACCGACCATCAAGCTCACAACGGTAGTAGGTAGGGGCGAACGGCTTCCCATCTGTCTTGTAGTGAAGCGACTTAAGCGCGTGCCAGTCTTCTACCGTCCCCCTGGTGACGGTCATGCGCTCAAGAAAGTCCAGATGGCGCGGGAACTCCTCCGGGCGATACCGTTTGATGATGATGTCTGTCATGCCGATCACCTGCGCTCGATATTGGCATTGATGAAGTCCAGGCGAAGCGATTCCATCGCCCCAACCATGACGTATGGGCGCCCACCGTTATGCCAGCAATCCAGAACACTCCCGTCGTTATTGATCATCAGCAGCGCCAGGCTCTGGCTTTTGCCTTCTCTGGCGTACTGGAGTGCATCTTCCAGCAGGCGGATGACTTCAACGTTATTGTTGTCAGTCTCTTTCGATGGCTTCAGCTCTACGATCTTCAAATCAGGCATATTCCACCTTCACGCGTTCTTTGTAGTGCTTGGTGATCTGCATATCCGGGCGCAGCGCGTTCTTCAGGTCTTCGTGGGTCGTCGCCACCATTACCGTCGCACCTACCTTTCGCGCGGCACGCTGGAGGTTCGACGCCACAACCTGGGCGGTAACACGATCAAGAACTGCGCCAAATTCATCCGCAGCCCATACCTTTGCGCCCGACTCAATAAGCTTGGCGATCTTGAGCCGGTATTTCTGGCCATCCGACATTTCAGAAGGTTTGCGCACAAAGAGATAGGCATCATTCAAGCCAGCCATCGAAAGCAGCCCTAACGCTTCGCTGGTGGTTTTACCCAGTTGGTCAATGACATTGACGTCGTTGTCAAAGGTAAAGTCATCAATGGAGGCGACTGAAAGCCCTTCATCTTTCATCTGGCGTTGTAGCTCACGCAGCACGACAGATTTTCCGGAGCCTGACTGGCCAGTGATGTAGACCACATCACCCTGCTCGACTTCCAGCTCAAGATTGTCGTAAAGCGTCCAGTCTTTTTCATCCAGACCAAGCCCAAACGATTCGGCGATCTCAAGCGTGCGAGTGGTCTTGTTGACACGGGTCTGGAACGATACGTTGATGGTATATGTGCTCATGCTTCGACTCCCCCGGAGGAAACTTTCTGCGCATAAGCAACGAACGCGTCTACCCCGCTCTCTCCCGTGATTTCTTCCATGTGGGCAAGCAAATCCCCCACGACAATCGCAGAGCCAGCAGGGAGCGTTTTAAAACCCAGAACATCGACCACTCGAACCTCTTCGGCGGCGACTTCGCGACTGATTTCGGTGTGCTCTTCTTTCTGGCGCTCGGTTTCCTCGCCCAGATCCATAACCAGTGCGCCAGTATCCATTTCTTCGGTCATGCTACCGACCAGCACGTTCAGCTCACGCTCGTCAAAGCCGAAGACTTCAACGTCACCAAATACCAGAGACTCCAGCTCTTTCTGTAACTTGATGGCATCGTAATCAATGCTGGCCAGCCGGTTATCCTCCAGACGCTTCGCCTTCACTTCTTCATCGGACAGATCGTCGCGAACGATCACCGGCACACTTTTCAGCCCCGCTAAAAGCGCAGCTTCGCGGCGGCCATGGCCAGTAATGATGACATCGTCTTTATCGACAGTGATCGGCTGGTCAAAACCACGCTTTTTTATGGCTGCGGCCAGGTCACGGATCTGCTGCTCGTCATGCTTTTTGGCGTTCATTTCATAGGGAATGAGCTCTGCCGGGTCTCGGTAGACGATTTCGAACGTTTTGGTCATTAAATACACTCCTTGTAGTTATCGACCAGCCATACCAGAGCTTCACCAGCATTCTCCATGTCGTTGCCGGTGTTGATCGCCTGCTCTTTGATGATGGATTTAATGGTTTCGGTAACGCGATCAGAAGCGTCAAACGTCACTTTGAAGCGCATGGTCTGGTGTTCCGCACCGACACGCTCAGCTTTTTCGCGAGAGTCCTTCTCAATGGGCTCTTCGTCGCCACGCGACAACGCCTCAAGCATTTCCAGGTCAATTGCCGACTCACGAGCCAGTGTGGCCGCCAGTTCGTCGTCGTAAGGGGCAATTTCCGACAGCTGATAATCGAGTTCGGACTGAATTTCCTCGATCAGACGCTGTAATGCGACCTGATCGTCTTCGCCGTATCGCTCGTTATCGACCAGAGACATTTGTTTCGCTACCAGATCGCTTATTTTGCCCACCGATATAACAGGAACCGTGGAAATACCCTGTTCCATAGCGGCTCGCCAGCGATGTTCGCCACCGAGGATCTCAAATTGGCCACCGTCCAGCTCACGCGCAAGAATTGGCTTGAAAAAACCCAGTTTTTCGATGGAGCCTTTCAGTTTTTCGAAGTTTTGAGCACCAACCGAGTTGGTGTTCCAGGGATTTGGCCGGAGTCTGGCCACTTCTACCTGCAGAATGGTAATTTTTACGTCCATACTTTTTGATACAATCCATTGCATAAGTACTTACTATTCTAGCCAATTAACATATAAAAGGCACGAAGGAAAGATATTTATGACTGTTAGGATTGTTTCGAACGCGGTCAACGCTATGGTCTCCGGCGCTGATGACAACGTGAAGCGACTCGTCCAGGAAATGCTGAGTTACGAAGTCGAAGCTGGCGACTGGAAAGGCACCAGTACTATGTTCAACTGGAGCAAAAATGCCTTCCCCGCGGGTTTTGCTAAATCGGTAGCAGCAAATCTGGTGAAGGCTGGCATTAAATGCGTGCATATTCGCAAAGACAAGGTTCCGGCGCTTGGTAAACCAAACCCGGCAGTTAACCCTTTCCCCTATAATCCGGACTATGCGTATCAAGATCAGGCTGTAGAGACACTGGTTCGCGAAGGAATGATGATTGCGCAGATCGCCACTGGCGGGGGAAAGTCGAACGTAGCTTGCAAAGCCGCGGCGCGTATTGGTCGCATGACGCTGTTTTTAACCACCCGCTCTGTTCTTATGTTTCAAATGGCAGATAACTTCCAGAAGTCGATCGACTATCGCGCTGAGAATGGAGAGCCGTGGCTTAAAGGTCAGAAGGTTGGCATCATTGGTTCTGGTGAGTTTCAGGTGTCTCGCCATATCAATGTCGCAACAGTGCAAACCCTGGCGAGTTTTCTTGAAGAGCCTCCACGCGATATGCCGGCGGAGAAAAAGGCTTATCATCTTAAGCGCCGGGAGCTGATTAAGCGATTCCTCTCAAGCGTCTCACTGCTAATCCTCGAAGAAGCCCACGAATCCTCCGGTTCAAACTTTTATGACATCGCCAGACTGTGCATTAACGCCGACTATCGTCTGGCGCTGACAGCAACCCCGTTTATGAAGGCTTCAACTGAGGCCAATATGCGTCTGATGGCGGTTGCAGGACGCATCGAGATAAAGGTCACTGAAAAATATCTGATCGAGCGAGGTATTTTGGCCAAACCCTACTTCGTATACCATAAAATCGCGTACACTCCGGATGAGGCTCGTATACGAGCGGAGCTCGCTTCCAAGCATCTGAACTTCAGAGTTGGGATGAGCACGCCGTATCAGAAAGCTTATCAGCTCGGTATCGTTTACAATATTGGACGTAACGAGGCCGTCGTTCGCGACGCGCTGATGTACCGTGATCATGGACTGAACTGTATGACCCTGGTGAGGATCAAACGCCACGGTCAGATACTGATGGAAATGATGAAAGAGAGCGGCTTACGGGTAGATTTTATTTACGGTGAATCCAACCAGAGTACCAGACAGGCTAAGCTTAACAGCCTGGCTGCAGGGAAAATTGATGTGCTGATCGGCTCTACGATACTGGATGTCGGTGTCGATGTGCCAAGTGTTGGCGCCGTAATTCTTGCCGGAGGAGGCAAGGCCGAAGTCGAAATGCGTCAACGTGTTGGTCGCGGCCTTCGTGCCAAGAAGAATCAGGCAAATGTGTGTTTTATTTCGGATTTTATCGATATAAGCAACAAACACCTGATGTCACACTCATACGAACGAAAACACATTATTGACACCACTCCCGGGTTTGCGGAAGGCGTGTTGCCTGTCGGGAGCAGTTTTGACTTTGGTGTATTACAAAGAGATTAATTATGACCGAAAATCGCTCAATTTCATGTCAGGTGAAGCTCACCGAAAAAGCCAACGAAAAGCTTGGTTCGTTCAAAAAGCGCCTGAAAGAGCGCAACATCAAAATGTCGAAGTCAGACATCATTAACCTTGTTCTGACCAAGATGAGCACAGCAGAGTTTGAGAAGATCGCGACCTCGATGGCAGCGGCTGAGAACGCTAGACAGAAAGTGTTGCAGATCTACGAGAACTCCGGGATGACCAAGGAAGACTTGGAAGATATCCTCAAACGTCTCTAACGCGTACTTACGGAGGGCGTGGGTGAAACGCTCTCGCCCTCCTCTACCATTTATTTATAGGCTGTTTTCATGATGAACAGCTCTGCCGACACCGTCACCCCGATCCGATATTCGTCTTGCTTATCTTTTGACACCATGATTTCTCTTTCGGTGTTCATCTTGCCGCACATAATAGACATACCCTGCTGATCTACAGACAGAATATGCTCGCCATAAGGCAGGTTTAACTCAACCTTCTCAGATGTTTTGATATCAGCAACTGGCTCACCATCAACAGAAAGCCGGCTGGTACAAAGCGCGCCCTTACTGCCAGAGTCTCGTTTCACGATGATTTTTTGCGTATTCTCTGACGGCGTATTGTATTTGGTCGACAGTATTCTCGAAGCTGGGACTGGGTCGGCAGCACTCGTCCTGACCGCCTGGGTTGAACATCCAGCCACCAGTAAACTGGAGGTTATCAAAGCTATTAATGCGCACTTATTCATCATTCTTCACCATATAGAAACTTGCCTGCAAACTATAACAATTCTAAGTATTTGCAACAAGGTAACGCTTTTTCGCCTGTCAAAACTAAGGAAATAGAAGATAATGGTGACTCGTACCTTCTGGTAATTTTTATCGCATAACATGAGGCGTTTAAAATATGCCCAATACCATTACCGATATCACCTACGGGATACCTGCTGAGGTCTGGCCGCGCGATTACTCAAAAGTAGAGGCGTCGTTGATGTTCTGGCGCAAGGAGCAAATTCCCGTAAAGGTCACGATGGAAGATGGCCAGGTGTTCTGCATGTACGTTCAGGGGACGATGTCCTCCCGTAACAAGGTAGATCTATGCCCGGCGCCGTTCGACAAAGACAATCGTGTAAGGTTGCCACTTGAGCGAATCAGCACTATCGAGTCAGGTGTAAATGACGCTGTCACCCATGATTTCGTTGGTCGCGTAACCGTACATCCAGACTATGTTGATAACCGGCCATCCCGCCGTGATTTCTTTAAAATTTGCCGCCAGGCTCACGAGAACCATAAATCTGTAAGGGTCTACATGGCGGACGGCCGCGAAATTGAAGGTGTGTCACTTGGCGTCGACGCTTGTCAGGTCACACTTGCCGTTGGGAACGGGCGAAAAATGATCGTCCTGTTTGATTGGGTTGAACGAATTCTGCCGTTTTAGGATATTGATGTGAAAACTGTAGCAGCATTAACATTCTTAACTTTCATTTTTAGCTCTTCCGCATTTTCTCAAGAAAATAGCATTGAACGAGCTCAACGTGTCTCTACAAAGGTGTGTTCAAAGGCGGAAGACTACGATTTGTGCATGTTAGAGCTAAGCATGGCTTTAGGCGCTGCATATCAAGATGGACTGATCGTTTCGGGATGCAAGTTGGGGCTTGATGAGCCTTCGAAAGACAAATGCGAAAACTCGGAACGTTTTGGGGAGTATATAATAAAAGAAATCAGGAACTATGCAAAAAAGATGTAAATGCCTATAAGGGTAATAGCCGGCTATGTCCGGTTATTATTTTATAGGTCACTCCCCGATAAATTAAATCACAAAAAGTATTGTCAGCGCTAAATATATAAGGGTAATACACCGAGTGTAGAATTTATTTAGGCAACACCTTCGAGAAAACTCGATTTATTTCTAAGACTTTGATTTATTTGTGAAATAAATTTTTTATCACCCCTTGCGAAAAACGCTTGATTTTATTTTTTGCATGTCGATAATTACTTACATCGAAAGCAAACATGCTGACGATAGACGAAAAACAAAATAAGTTTTCAATATTACATAAGGATTAAAATCATGTCTAACGTAACCATTTCTAAAAAATCCATCATTGATGCTGCTGTAGTTATCACTGACGAATTACAATTAAAAGCAGATCAAGCTACACAGACTTACAACGAACATTATCAGAATGGCACGCACACCAAAGCAGATAAAGCTAACATGCTTGCAGCGTCTACTAAACTCGCATACTTCGTGAATAACGTTGTAAACGCAGTAAGCGACGATAAGTTGTCTGGTGTCTTCTACTACGCGATTAAAGCAAGCAAGCAAACGCCAGAAGTGTTTTTCCGCGAAGCGATGACAAATAGCTACTCTCTCGAAAAGCTGGTTTATCTGGTTAAATCTATCAAGTCTGGTAAATGTGTGTATTCAGTCGCTGATATGTCCGGATCTCGTGTATTCGCTTTAATCGATATGATTAACGATGAGATCGACACGTTCACAAATGGTGCTGTTTTCGATTTGATGAATGAAGCAAAACAAGCAAATGAAATTAAGTTAGATGCAGGATATACGCAAGCCAACCAGCTGATCAATCTGTGTGAACGTCTGGGACTGGTCGAGAAGATTAAAGGAATGGGCGCTGCCAAAAACGGATCGCAGCAATATCGCTTCATCAAAAATGATTTTTATAACTATCTGGCTGACGCTTTCAAAGCATAAGTAGACGGATTCAGCGCCCACTATGGGCGCTAGTTTTAAGGATAAAAATCATGATTAGCTATGACCAGATCCGCGCGGAGTATCGCGCTAAATATCGCGCTTATAAACTTGAACTCATCGACGAATTAAGCGCCCAGCGTGACGCGCTAAACTTTACGTTCTCTGATTTGCTTAACAGCAAGCGAGACTGTAAACGGAAAAGAGAATATTTGCGCTTGTCTGAAATGATCGGAAAGTTGCAAAACAGCATTTAGCCACCAGCGCCCACTATGGGCGCTTTTTCCGTTTCAGGATCTCCACCATAACGCGCCATTGTTGGCGCGTTTTCTTTTATCTGGCGTTCACTCATTCACACCAAAAATAAGCGCCATAAACGCGCCAATTTAACGCGTTTTTACGTGTGGTAGTACATACCCATTACACACATTAAAAAACACGTTATAGCGCGTTTAAAAGCGTTTTAGCGCATAGCTTATTTGTCGTGTCGTGGGCGTGATCGTCTGGTGACGCGATCTGCGCTATCCTTCGGGGCGTGTCGGCAATATTGGCGCGATCCGTGGGCGCTCACGTATCATTAGCACGTTGGCGCAACGTGTACGCGCTAACAATGCAGCGCAGATCACAGCGCTGGACGTATGGTGCAAAAACAGCTTACGTCCACCAGCTGGCGACGATTCTGGCGTCTCCCGCTATACAAATTTTTCCCATGAGGCGACCCCCGCCGTTTCCCGAAAATTTTCTGGCCGTTTCCCGTCGGTTGCCCGGATGGCTTTCTGCCCGTTCCTGAATTTCCCTGCGGGAGCTGGTGGACGGAAAGAAAGGGGCGTTTCCAGCCCCCTCCCCTCTTACTTGCCAGCCAGTATGTGAATCCGATTGCTGGCGTATACATTCAGCATAAAGTTAGCGCAAAACAGTTTCCATGAGTCAACGCCAGCGGCATACGTGATGTTTTTGCATTTAATTGCATTGTTGGCGATCCGCATACCCTGCGCTATTGCTTCATCATCGCTAAAATCGAACGACGATTGAGTCTTAATCCAGATAGCGATCTGCGAGGCAAACTCAGTCAGCTTGGACTGGCAGAATCGCCCGGAGCGCACCGGGAAGACAAATGTTCCAAACCCAGAATTTACCACATACGCTTTCTCAAATCCCCGCGTGAATCGACGGTTGCAAATGATGTCTTTGGCGATCTGCTGCTTCTCTTTCCCGGACAGCTGGATGGTCTCTTCTTCGCGCCAGGCGCCCAGGATGTTCTTTTCAATGTCGGAGTATGTGACAGAGATGGTGCCATGCGCGGGAGTGTTTACAGTGGCGATATAGTTCATTGTGATAATCCTTTAAACAACTTGTTTTCTCGTTGGTTTAATTATCGCAGTGGGTGTGAGGCGTCCAAGCGTTCTGTTTCGGCAGCTGGTGGCCGTCGGGAAGTCGGTGGGTGCTTCGGTAGCCTGGCGGTAAGAGGTGGGTGTTTTTAGCCTGGTGTGATGAGGTTGGTGTATCTATAGGGCGACCGGTGCTATCTTGCCCGGAGGCGATAAAGGAGATGCGATATGTTAGATACCCTGGACAATCTGCAGTTAAGCAAGGAAGAGGCGCTTGCACTGGCGCAACTCGTGAAGCGGTTAACCTGGACTGATATGCGAGGGTGCGCCGTTGATGATGATGAAGCCTATACGATCAGTGATGCGGTGGCCAAATTGCAGAAGAGCCTTGCCGAAGCCGGCTTCGCACCAAGGTAGGCCACCAGCATCGGTGGCCCTCCCCTCTCAATGAAGTAATCCGATGTCGATGGTATCGCCTGAATCAGTTAAGCGGATCATCAGCATAGCGAAGGCATTCAGTGGATAGCCGGCGTGCCATTCCGGGAAGCGGTCATCGCGCATGAAATCGGCAATGTCATAAACGCTATCCTGATAATGGAAGAAGCGGGAGCTGGTTTGTTCGTCCGGTTCGACGTGATCCATTTCTTTCTGCTCGGCCGGCGACAGGTCAAGCCAGGATTCCAGCCATACGTTTTCTGCTTTCGGGGAGATGGTGAAATCGGTCATGTGCGTTTCCTCACTGCGTTAATAACTTGTTTTCTTGTTGGTGTTATTATCGCAACGCAGGAGAGGCATAAAACAACTTGTTTACGGGATGGGAAAAATGGCGCGGGTTACGCGCCATTGGCTGGTTTACTGGACGTTGTAGACGGACTCCGGCAGATACTCTTCCAGAGAGCCGCCAGACACAATGGTGATGCCGTATGAACCAACCCAGGTATTGTTGGCGCCCAGGTTGCCCTCGATCATATCCTGAACCTGTGCCATCAGGTTTTCGAAAATGGTCTTCGGGTCTGTTCGATAATAGGCTTCAATGGCGGCCAGCAGAGTGTCCGAACCATTTTTCACTGACTGCTCGCCGACGGCATAAACCTTCGAGCGATCTCGCTTAAGAGTTGTGCGGGCCAGCTGGGTGGTCACATGCGGAACAGCCGATGCATCACGGAGCTGAACGGTCAGCTGGGCCAGTTTATTGCCTTCTTCGTCAGTGCTGGATGCGTAGTAAAGGTCAAATACTAAATCTTCTTTGGTCAAACTCATTTTTACCTCCATGTAAATGCGTCGTAATACTATCGCCGTAGGTAAGTACTTACAATACAAAAAAGCCCCGAAGGATCGACGGGGCTGTCGTAAATTCGACTAATCTGTGTTGCACATGACTATGCTATGGCGAGGGTTGTTGCTCGTTGAATTTCCTGCTGGGCGACCTTGTTAACTTCCAGTAAAGCCAACTCCAGATCTGACGCAGGCCAGATAACTTGTTTAGCTACCCATCCTTTCCCACTATGGCGCCGGACGTTCATTACAATGCGCTTGCGAGAAGTTTCGCCGAAGACGACAACGGTCTCTTTGAAAAGTCGGATGGCTGTGCCGTTGGCCACTATGTCCAGTAAAGTGATCGAACCGAGTACTGCAGGTTTGTCTTTGCGAGGCTGGAGTTTATCCAGTTTCAAAATCATCTCGGTATTCATTACACACTCCGTAAACAACTTGTTTTCTTGTTGGTGTAAATAATACCAGTGTGAAAACGGCCACCAAGCGAAGCGTTCCGGCATTCCGCTGGCCGCAGGCCACATTCATTAAAAAGCCACCTGCTGGTGGCCGTGGTTAATCTTCGTCAGGGAACTCCTCTTTCACTGCGGCCACCAGCTCCCGCTTCTCTTCATCAGTCAACAGGTGCCACACGTCCTTCCCTTTTGGTGACTCTCCCTCAGCTGGTACAAACGACCATAATTTACGGGTCAGTGCTGGCCCTACGCCATCAAGACACTCAGCCAGCGAGTCCACGCTCCATACTTCCACAATCACAGGCATATCCATTGTCTCTCTCCTTTATCTGGACTCTGACGTGGTGCAGTTCCACGCGACGGACATTGCGTTGTCCTCGATATGAAAATCAAACGTGCCCTCGCGATACCCTTCGCCAATCAGCGTACCAATGCGCCCAGCGACATCCGCAGAGCGGATAACGTCATCCAGAGAGATCTGGAGTTCGTCAGTACACGTCTCTTCTCCGCATAGGGTGATGCTGATGTTTAAATGCTTGTACATGTTTTTCTTCTCCATCTAAACACGTTGTTTTCTTGTTGGTGTTATTATCGCAATAAGACATAGGCGAAAAGAATTTTGTATCGGGGAGAACTGGAAAAGCAGTGAGTATCCGGGAGCGTATCGGGAGCACTTTTTACATTATTCTTCTCAACGCGCACCGCAGGGCTGGTGGGCAGTATTTTCCTCTTCCCAAAAACCTGTTGAAACAGCTTGTGACCCTCGAACGCTCTGGCAGAATACGTATCAGCAGCTGCGCGCAGCGGGAAGAAAGCCACCCGCGCACCAAAGGGTGTACCGCCAGAGAATCAGCCGTCCCCGCGGCATTTTGTCTCTATACCGGCACGCACCCTTTCCATGACGGGAACCCAGCCGTTTCCCGAAAAACCTCCAGCCGTTTCCACTCAGGCAGCCAGCCTTTCCCCTGCGGGGACGCTCCCGATAGATTTTCGCGGTGGCTCTTTCACTCGTTCGACCGGAGGGATGTTACGGGGGGATAAAATCAGGACTTGAATAAATACGGGAAAGGGAGCGATCCCCCTCCATCCTCTCTCTCTTATATCTGTGCTCTTTCCTGACTCGAATAACCTCTCTTATGGGGGACTCGTATCTCTCTTATTAGCGCTCTATACGGTGACCCATTCGTATGGGAGAAAAGGCGACTTTCTTCTCTCTGCCGGTAAGTGGTTTTGCAGATGTTGTCGAGGTGGTTGTCTTGGGGTTTTCCTCTGGTCTGTATTCTTCGTTGTGGGGATAGTTCTTCTCTGTGTATGGAGTAATGGCGTGTGCGCTTTTCCTTTCGTTTACCATGAGAGGTGGAAGTGTGGGTGATATGGTTTCTGGTCTGTTGTCGTTCTCCGCATGTGAAGTAATGGCGTTCTCTGCTTATCAGGAATTTGCGTTATCTTTCGAGGTAAGAGTGGGTAAACGAGATGGCGCCGGGGACTGTTCTGGCCTGGTCTTGTCTGGAGTTTCTTCACGGGTATTCTCTTCCGTGTATTGGGGAATGGCGTTCAGAGAAATTGCCTTTCTCTAGTCGCTTTTTGGTGGTGGTCGAGGTTTGTTTCATGGGGTCGATAGCCTGTGGCAATGAGGTTGGTCTTTTCGGTAGCCTGGCAGGAAGAGGTGGGTATTGCCTGGGTGTGGGGTAATGGCAGTTCCTTTTCTTCGTTATCTTGTTTTGTTGTTTTCTTATTGTCTAAAACAATTTGTTTATATGCTCATTAAACACAACGAGAGCCATTCTGAGCATGTCTGTTTTGTGATGGTATCAGGAGTCATTTTTGGCGTTTTCGTCGCAGGGTGTTGGTCTCTGGTGCGCAGCTTAACGGATATAAGAAGTGACATGGCAAAACGTCAACTTTTGAGACCAAATCAGGGTCAAGCGTTGACTTTTCATTGATGTGTTATTTATTTGTTTTCTTATGGGTGTAATGTGCGTAAAAGCCTTGCCACGCCTGGAGTGTATGAGGTTGGAGGGTAGGGAAGAGGGGCGATCAACGAGTTCTTATAGAAATCCTCAATTAGTGACCGCCAATGTCAACGCGTTGATTAGTCTGGCGCCTTAGCTTCATTACCCCCAAATCACCGCGTCGTTATCCAAATACGGTCTAATAGAGTTCCCCACTGAAATATTTCTGAGTGGATTTTTTCCGCGTCCACTCTGGACGTTTGTTCTGCCTCTGGCACTCATATATACGCATGAACGGTCTTGACCGAATCTCATGCCCAGTCTGTGAGGTGTAATCAACAAAGGTATAGTCAAAAGCATCTCCATTATCGAGATTGTCACGTCCTATATGAATTAGCGTCCAGTTAGTGAACTGCTCATGACTTTCAACTTGTCCGAAAGGAGTGAATCCCCATGCGTTAAAAGAAACATGCAGATACTCGCCGGATTGAGTTGTAGGGATTAACGCTAACAGTATTTGTTCACCAACACCTTCAAGATACGCTTTTCCTGCAAGAGTGGTTGCAACACCGTCTGATATTCGTTCAGCTTTACAGATCAGCATTGTACTGCGTGTTGCTGTTGGACCTGTATGTAACAAATCACTCTGCCTCTCTGTAGCGAGGGATGAGAAGGATAAACTTATGGCTATAACACCAGCTATATAAGAATTCATTGACATTCCTTATGTCTTTTATTTATTTGTTTTCTTATGTGTGTAAACAAAATTATCAATAAATAACTTACGTCAGTTGCGGTTATGGCCTATGGAACGTGAAAGAAGGATGCGTTTCCAATGAGATTCTCGCAACCCTATCTCATCAGCATCACTGTTAATGTCCATGATCTCCAGTATGGAGAATGTGACACGTTTAAGACGCTCTTCGTCGAATGCTCCGAACGCCTCAATCAACCCTGCGTTCCCTCCATGGCCTGTGTCAAAATATGTCTTCCATCTTCCCCAGATACCATCCTTGCCGTTCGCTTGGCCTACGTACAATTTACCTCCATCCACGTCAGTCAGCAGATAGATGCCTTTTACGATACTAAGGGCCGTTTTCCACGAATCAAGCTCCTGTCGAATAATAGTGCCAAGCGTTGCTCTGGTAAGCACTACGTTCTTATATCCAGGGAATTCACCAAACGATAGACACACAGAGGCTATTTCAACTATTGGCATTTTCCCCGCCAACCTCTCTCCATAAAGTACATGGATGCGTGGTCGACTAAGGCTGACATACATACGTCCCCGGTATTCAGCTAACTCGGGAATGGGACTCAAAACATAGGCGTAATAGTCGTCTTTGCGATCACGAAAACATGGTGACGCTGTCGGACTACAGCTTTCACGACGATACGTTCCGGCATAAAGCCATCTTTGCTTATCCTCAGTTTGAATGAGGGAAATGACGTAAGTCCGGTTAAAATAATTCTTCTTCTGGAAGCATTGCCATTCATCGAACGTATCGTTAAGAAACTCGTTTATCGGGAATTCGCCATGCTCATTCTTGCCGGCTAAATGAATTTTACAGTTCTGCGGTGTCAGCTGGGGGTACATCGAATGAAGATACTGGAAAAGTTCCATACGGACTGTGTCCCTGGTTTTATGAATTCTGCTGATTGGTATCTCACATAAAAGCAAGCCTGTCTATCGCAGACAAAGTTCTTACCAGTCCCAGGCTGGCATTCCATCCACCAGCTCGGCATCACGATCAAAGTGAACCACGTCGTAACCGGAATCCAGTATCATCTTGATATTGGCGATCGCCGCTTCGGAGATGTTGAATGTACGCAGTTCATCTGCCCAGCTATTGTCACGCATTCCAGCACGAACAATCCAACCAAACTCTGTGCCGTGGACCCAGTTAAGACCACGATCGGTGATTGGGTCAAAACAGGCAATTGGCAACTGTTCGGAGTCTTCCGCGGTAACGTGCGCAGTGCTGATAACAGCTGTCTTGTAGGCTTCAGTGATTTTCAACATTACTTAATCCTTTTAACTAATTGTTTCCTTGTATTAGTTATTATCAGCGATAAGAAAAGGTGGGAAACATTTTGTTTAAGGCAGTGCGGCTGTCTAGATACTGTCATTACGATAATCAGGCGCATAGTTTCAAAGCTAAGTTCAGATGTCCGGGGCAGGGTAAAGCTGAAAAGTCCGCTCTGTGCCAAGAGCGGAAGTTGGAGTACCAGAGACTCTCTAAAAGTTGATGGTTCTTTTTGCAGGGATACGTACAATGGTCACTTTGAACGTTAGTTAGTTATATATACAGTACTTAATAGTGTTGAATGGTTCACAAGCTATAAAGTCAATAGTAATCAAAAGAGAGGGTGGAACATTGATATGAGCATTATTTCAGAAAAAATATCATCAAGAATAAAAACATTAAAACAAGAGTTTGCTGTAAATAAAAATGTAAAACACCAAGGGGTGAAGGGTGGTTTGAATGAAGAAGAGTTGATAAAAATAATAAAAGACGTCATTCCAAGAAAGTATGAGATTTCAAGAGGTATAATTGAGAACTCACGTGGAGAGCAATCAAATGAAAGTGATATTATTATTTATGATAATGAAATCTTACCGCCTTATATAAACAATGATCTTGCCTTTGTTCCTATCGAAGCAGTTAGATATAACATTGAGGTTAAATCAACTTTAACAGCGAAAGAGCTAGAGACAACAATTCAAAAATTTAGAAAATTTCGATCAATTGGTGGAAAATCTCCTACTGTTCTATTTGCATTTTCAAGTAATGCCAAGAAAAGCGAACTGAGCAGATATTATCATAACGATACTAATTTCTTGTCAAATCCAGCCATTGGCGTACTCTGCATTTCTGATAAGTGTTACTACTACAAACACACAGAGATTAAATATTTAAAAGACCACCTTAGCAATTCTGATATTCTTAAAAGTTTCATGAACGATGATAAGTTCAAAATATCAAATTTCACAGATGTCCTTCAAGACACTTTAAAAAATGATGATCTTCTATCTAGTTTAACGAGATCAGAGTTTGCTTTATTATTGCAATCTTCTATTCAAGCCAAAAAAACAGTTTCTGATTTTGACACAAAAAAAATGACAATAAACGGAATTAATTTTAATGAAATAACTTTTAAAATACATCAATGGATTGGAGTTGAGTGCAACGATAATGATGTTGAGTTATCACTTTTTTCTGGAATATCAAACACATTATCTAAAGAATCATTTGGTAATTATTTACTTAACGAAAGGAAAGCAGAACCCAAGGTTTTTTCGATATGCTGTGAGGATATGTGGGGTAATTTAAGTTGTCAGAAATTTGATGAAAACGGTCTGGGTGACGAATTTAAAAATTTCAGTTTCAGTTTTGAAAGCTCAGCTGAAGAAAGTAAAATAACCTTTTACTTTAAACAAAACCCACCACAGGAAGAATAAAACCCGCACAAGACGGGTACTGTCGGCCACCAGCTGGATTATACCTTTCCGCCCTGTATGACGCTGGGGCCGTTTTTCAATGCTCTTTTGTTATCACTAGCAGTACCCTTCCTGATAAACTGTGGGTTCAGGCGGTAAGTTTTGCTCCGCCCAATCCTCGATCCTTCTGTAAGCATCGCGGTAGCAGTACCATTCACTTTTGAGAGTATACAGTAATTCAAGGTCTGCTCCTCGCTCAAAGCGGACATTACAACTTTGCTGTTGCACATGGTCTATCCCAAGCAGTGACTACGTTAAATTGAACTGATCGAAATCGACGAACTCCATGTGTCTGGCTTCCACCTTTGCAAGAGTGAGGAGAAACAACATCCCCTCTCTTAGAGAAGTTGGTTGTTCGAGCAGGAACTCAAAACCGTCCACATGTGTCTTGCCCAACCAATAGCCGCCACCATACTGTCTCTCTCGCTGGAAAAAGACGCACTGGCCAGGCTTGAAATGTTTAAGTGTCTCGCCTCTGTAGACGATCTGATAACTGGTGTCTTTTCCGCCCATTTTGATCACCTTATAGCACTGTACATTTAAACAGTATTTCTTTGATGAAATGCGGTCAAGTTTGACGGCGGGGGTAATAACTTGTTGGTGAAAACAAATTGTTTAAGGCTATACCAATAGCCTTAAATTGGTGAAACCAGTTACGACCTCATCATGATTCGATGGCGTGTTGGTTTTGCCGCTGCAGTGTCTTGACCTGTTCTTCAAGCTCACGCACATACTCAACAAGAGATCCGCCTGGCGGTATTTGGCACTCTTCCATGAGTTGAAAGTAAACGTCGGCTGCCGCGCGAATGTTTGAGCCTTTGGTTAGCTGATCACTGAGCAGTTCGTCGCGCTCTTTCATAAGCCGCACGCATTCTCCATTGCGTTGGTCGACTACAGCCTCCAGCTCTGCGATGCGATCGCCTGGCGTTTTGCACCCCTTACGTTGAGTCGTAACAGTGAAATATCCAAGTTCAGGAACGTCGTAGCTCAATTCCAGATAGTTTTTTGCACCGTGTCGAACAAATTCGCCGGCGAACATGGTGGCGAACATGGCAGAGGCCAGCTCTCCGTTAAACAAAGACTCCAGATCTACAGGAGTGCCAACAGCAAGAGCGGCACGCGCAGCCTCTATGACATTCATAAACTCATCATAATATCTGGCGCGTTTCTCCAGCTCTGCCCACTGCTGACTAGTTCGACGCACCAGGTACTCAATAAAAATCAGCGCTGATTCGTCGGCGTCGCCTTCAAATGAGACCTTACCCTTATCGACAATAATCGTGCCCACAGCGGTTGGGTTGTTGCCCTTAAGGCAAAGTCTGAAAGGCGTGTCCGTGCTCATCGGTAATACAGCCTGTATATCCATAGAAGTGGCTTTATTCCTGCTTTCCATGTGTTTTTCCCTCTAAGTATCGCGTCATTATTCTTACATAAAATAAGTATGTAGTTACCTATTATTTTGTACGTTTGAAGACATACACGCTGACAGTTATCCCCGTGTCATCAAACTCGCCTGTGAACGACTTACCTTTGGCGTAGACGAAATTATCCAGCATCATCCAGTTCAGTGTTGGTGAGTCCCCCGGCAAAACAGCAACAAGGCGCCCACCGACTTTCAGATGTCCCAGCCCAGCCAGCGTGTGTTCTTTGTGGCGCCCGAGAGAGTAGGGTGGATTCATGACTATCTTGTCGAAGAGGTAGCCTTCATTGTCAGCAGACCACTTCATGAAGTCACAGCAGACTGTGTTCACGTAGCCTTTTCCAAGAAGGATGTCAGCAAATAGCGGCGCAACCTCAACACAGGTCACGTCCTCAGGATTCGCCTCAATAAACGTAAGCAGATCTCCGCGACCAGCTTCCGGCTCCAGCAATGTTTCGCCAGATTTCAAGTCAACGACTTTGGCCACGTATTCCGCGATTACGCGAGGGGTAGGGTAGAACTGATGTGATTTTGCATCCGGGATCAAACCTGTCGCCACAATCGTATTGAGTGTTTGACCGATCTCATACGGGAACTGCCAGTGCTTTTTATCCTGTACGCCGCCAATGAAGCTTAATGTGCGCTCCAATTCTTCAACCTGCGACTTCTGGAGACTGGAATCAGAGAAGTACCAAACCCCCTTGTCTTTGCTGAATCGCCCGTCACGTAAAGTGGATCGAACGGGCTCAGAGATGGTCTTTTGAATGAGGCCAAACTCCTTAGGAGCTCTGGTTTTTGGGGCTGTTCGGCAGGGGGCAGGTATAGTGGCCGGCATACTGTACGCCAGCACCTCATTAAGCTTCCAGGCAACATCTGGGTGGATCTCAAAATGCACATTACCGTTCTTGAACATTTTCACGCGCATGAGGTTACCATCCACGTTGATCCAATCACCCGTCTGGCAATCATTTGCCCGGTACGCAGCCGATAGCATCTCTGTTGTGCGGTTAATGGTGATGAACTCCTTATGCGCAAAGAAATGCAGCATTACGCGCAGGTCATCGATGTAATCCTCTTTCCGATAGTTCACGCTGACACTATCCCGCCAGAACTCTGAAATGCAGCTGGCGATGATCAGCCGCTCGCTAAAGCCGTTCGTTTTATTGGTCTTGTGCGCAGGGCTCAGCGCCTTAAACAAACCGTACACGCGCTCAGAGAGATATTTATGCCTGTCATTCAGCAGATTGACCATCGTGGGGATGACCGTCTCTGCTTTGAACTCAGGTACGCCAACGAACTCCTTAACCTTCATCTGGTAGCCGGTTCTGTCAGTCTTGATGGTTTCCTGCTTGCCTTCTATGAACTGTTCGCGCCATTCATCTCGGCGGGAAGCTGGCATGATCAGCAGAACGTTTGTCATATCCGTGACCTTCTTCCAGTATTCGGCCCAGATATTCTGCTTCACCCACTCAAGATCGACCTTATCCAGCCAGGATCTGTTGAAACGAGTGCGTTCTTCATCCGGCCGGTGGTTGAGTCGAAGCAGGCGGTTAATCATGTTGTGACGCTCATCGCCATAAACGAAGTCGTGAACCTGGTGCATGAACGCAATCTCTTTCTCGCACTCGGCCACGATGTCATGGATGACGTTCATCTCTTTGCTGTGGTCGATACCGGTGTTCGAAGCAAAAGACTCAAGGACAGAAAGCGCTGTACTCATAATTTCACCATATAAACAATTTGTTTTCTTATTGGTTTTATTATCTCAGACAAGAAAAGGCGTAAAAGTTCTATACAGAGGGCTACGGAGGAGGGGAAGGGGGCTCTCGCCCCCTTGCTATTTCAGGTTCAGTGGCTGACTTGCTGCATCTTGTGCGGCTGGTCATTTAGATCGTGGCGGTGGGCAAGTTCTCGCATCATGTCTTCGATACGGCTCTTCGCTTCATCCATATTATCCGCCATCGCACCAAGCAGCTGGCGAATAGCAGCGGGATGTTCATCGCCGGTTAGCTCTGGCATTTTGAACCCGTTATGGGTTGCCATTAGTTTAAAGGCGGTAATTAACATGCCTAAAGAAGACTTAAGGCTGGCGATCTCCCGCTCTTTGCTTTCAATGCCGATATTGTCTCCGGAGAGATCTGGCGCCGGCGCGCATTTTGGTTCGCTCATCATGTCCAGAGTTGCCTGCAGTTTATTGGCACGTTCATGCTCTTCCACATACGCCCCGCCAAAGTGACGAGCAAGCATCAGGATTTTCATTGGTTCGTCAAATAAGCCCATGACCTGGACGATGGCCATGATGCGTTCCAGCGGATGAGCGTCACCATGACCAGTTATAGAATCAAGCATCCCTACGAGTTTTTTAGCCCCGACTTCATTAATGATCTTCTTTACTTCAGCGTTAGCGGCGGTGCATTTATCACACATGTGTTTTTCCTTAATTGTTAAAATAATTTGTTTTCTTGGTGGCTTTATTCTGACAATTCAGAAGAGGGGGGCAAACGCGTCATAACGGTTAAACCAGAAGAATCGAGGGCCAGGTGGCCCTCGGCGATCACTTCGATTTTTTAAGTAGAGGTTGGGCAAAGTAGATAGTCAATCCAACCAACACGCCATCTGCCGCGATAGACATCAGTTTGCCAGTGAAGTCCACCAGCACGACCAGCACGAGAAGAATGGCGACGACGGCCAGCCTTAATTTCTCTGCCATTAGATGTACGCATCCAGAGATAACTGCAGCGCCTGAGCAATTTTCTTCAGCACAACCTCTTCTTCTTTGCCGATGCCATCCTGATCGGCAATATCCAGGCAGAGACACAACACATCAACGGCTTCTGGAGTGCCGGCGACATCAGCCAGCTCCCGAAGAGCCTGTGCGTTGGCGGAACGAGGAGAAGCTTCATAGCGAGCACGAATATTGCTGCTCATCTGGGCGATCTCACCCGCGAACGGTGAGAAAGCTGGCAATGCGGAGATGGTCTTCTCCAGAATAGCGATTTCTTTTGCATCACAGTTGCCGTCTGCATAAGCGATCATGTATGCGCCCCAGACAGTAGCTTCGACCGCATCGCGGTTCTCCATTTTTTTAACTTCAATAACCGCTTTACGAGTTTTCTTTTTGAAGAAACCTAACATGTATTTTTCCCTATATGTTATGTGCTTAAACAAATTGTTTTCGTATACAGATAAACATTAAGGCAGCAAAGAGAGCCTCCAAGGCTTCAACCCCTACGCCCATTAACAGAACCCGAGAACAGAGCCGATCGGTGGGACAAAAATCCCCACAACACGAGCGATCGTCATACCTGAGTGAAGAAATAAATCACCGTGTAGTGCCAGCTTAACGATGTTTGAGATCCAGCCACCCACCGCCAAAAGCAGAATGGCTATCCAAATGAATGACCAGTTTTTGAGTAAGAAGATCACGCCATCACCTCAGTCGCAGCAGGAGGAAGATCCGGAGTCGCAGGACGAACTTGAGGAATCGAATCCAACCGCATCCCATCCAGAGTGGCAGACCGGGGCATGGTGGTGATGCTGAGTGTGCTTTCCGTGACTGGTGCCGGCGTCTGCTGCGAAACCGTTTTGCATGAGTCCGGCATCAGCAACGCCTGAGTCGACGGTATTGCTACGGCTGCCAGACAAATCGTGATCAGCCCGTAGGCCATTGGAAGTAGTCTTTTTCGTTGAAATTGATCCATCTGAGCTCTCCATGCGCGTTTGATTGGCTCGCACGCCCCAGGTGTCTCGCAGGATTTTTGCGGTTCGGGTCTTGGTCACTTCCCCCATTGCCACACGAGCCCCCAGGTTAGAGATGGCCACCGCATGGTCATCCAGACGATGCTCCATTTGACCTACTTTCTCTTCCAGTTCGGACAGGCGTGCAGACACACGGCCGGAGAATAACTCCGCCAGGATGAGTCGTAGCGAACGGGGGTGTTTCTTAAGAGAAGAGGAAGGCGTTTGATGTGCCATTTGAAATCCTTTCAATGTCAGAAAGAGTTGCGGCTGGAATGTCCAGCCGCCGTTTTTTGCGTTCCATCCTTGGAACCGTGCCTAACCAGCACGTTGTCATCCTGACGATGGGTAAGATACATGATACAAAATAATAGGTAAATACTTACTTATCATTTTACACCAAAAAACCAGCATCTTTTTTGTGTGGAGTATCCGCTGCCGCATATGCTGCGATCTTGGCCAGCCTGTCGCATATTTCGTTTTCTCGATGCCCGGCGTGGCCCTTTACCCAGTTCCACCTGACATTGTGGCGACTGGCGGCTAAATCGAGTCGTTTCCAGAGGTCGACATTCTTAACAGGCTTCTTGTCAGCAGTGATCCAACCATTTTGTTTCCACCCCTTCATCCAGAGGGTCATACCATTTTTGAGATACTGGCTATCTGAGTGCAGGATCACGTTGCAGGAGAATTTAAGGCGTTCCAAAGCTATCAGGGCACCCATCATCTCCATGCGATTGTTTGTGGTGCTGTGGAAGCCGTCGGAAAACTCGCGTTCTTCGCCGCGGAACTGAAAGACGATGCCATATCCACCGGGCCCGCCTGGGTTTCTGAGACAAGAGCCATCACTGAAAACTTTGACCGTCTTAAACCGGGGATTAAATTCGACAACTGGCGTTTTGAAGTTTTTGCGGGGGTGTTTTTGATACTGGTGCTGCGCACGGCCGGCTGCCGTTTTTCGTCTGGCGTGTGTGCTTGTCGTCATATCTAACTCCAAAGCGTGCGCCGCCGCCCGTTTTTCCTCGCGCGTGTGCGCACGCGTGTTTATACATATTTCTTTTCAATGAATTACTTCCCAGATCGGGTTTATTTTTACCTGAACTGAGCGAACGAAGTGAGTGAAGTTCACCTCGAACGAAGTGAGAGGTTGTCTTTTCAGGTAATACTCTCCCAGGGAGGTGAGTAAAAAATCCTCACCAACCTGGTCGTTTCATAACCTGAAAAGTTATGACCTAAGTCTACTGCCAGCTTAGGCTTGGGAAGTTATGGATGACAGCACCCCAGAACCGAGATCTTCCCACACTTCATGAAGGGGAGTACTGGATTCAACCTCTCAAAATACCCAGACTCGACAATAATAAAGTGACCCTTCTCTCTGCCCACTTTGGTTCCCCCTTCCCCAGACCCCAAAAGGGCTGGTTCTGCGCTGGTTGTGGGCTTTTTTAAGTCTGGTGCCAGTGACGCTATCCTCCACCCACCAGACCGAGATTTCGACTCAGGTCGAAATCGACATCATTCTACAACCACTATGATACATCGTAAACGGTAACTACTTACTTACTTTTTTGACTGATCATTTTGTCTACCATGAAGCTGAACTTGCAGAGCAAAAACCTCGTTGATTAGCTCGCCAAGGAGCTGCTCAATCAGGTCTTTGTGTTCGCCAGTGTGCAAACATTTCAGTGACCACTCGTAAAGACTGAATGCCTTTTCACGATCCTTCATGAGTTCGCGAGCGTTAGCCAAAAAATCGCTCTCAACGAGCGCTACAACGTTGGTCGGGTATGCCATGATGGTTTCCTTACTTGTGTTCACAAAAACGATTCTATAGCGTCTAGAAAGGGGTTCCAGAGTGGTCTGGGCGTCTTGTTTCGGTCTGGGAGTGGTTTGAAATCGACAAGGAAAAGCCTGCTTTCGTATATGTTTATAATTAGTACTTAGTTATTTATATATACGAAAGCAGGTTATGAAACTCTCCCAGACTCGGATTAAGCAGCCTGTTTCCGTGGTCTTTTTTTCCTGATCACTGTGGCAGGATCGTAACCACCCAGACTTTTCATCACCGTCAGCGGGACTTTATTCATGAAGTGACCAGCGTTCTGACAGAATCCGCGGAAGACCACCAGCATACTTCCGCCTGGGTTGATATTGACCTCAACCAAACCCAATGTGACATCTGGTTCCATGAACGCTACGCGGCCGCCAGACAGAACTACCGTCTGGTTTGCGCACTCGGTGGCGCGCTCATACCACATCGTGTCGAGCGATTGCGGAATGAGCATAACGGTGGTTACACCACGCGCTTGCTCTCGGATAGCCGCCTCTATCCAGGGGGTTATTTTGGAGTAGGGCGGGTTGAGAAAGGCCACCGTACCAGGTTCACCCCAGCTGGACTTAAGAGCATCTCGTTCCACACCGATATAGCTCGGAAGAAGCGCGTTTTCTTTGTTACAGGCGACATCAACATCAAACGTAATGCCGAGATATCGCTGAATGGCGACAAACAACCATTTCGGTGTGCGCCAAAGGTCTCTAAGAGAGGCATCTCGCTCTCGCTTTTTGATTTTTCCGGCTGCTATCATTTTACAACCCAATAGGTAAGTACTTACCTATTTTTTCATGTCATTTTACGAATGGCAAATAAAGAAAAAACACGCCAGATTGCTTAACGGGAGACGCTCTGGCGTGTTTTTTACTGTTGGGGCATACGAATAACTGTCCAACGCTCTAAAACTATCAGGGGGCTTCAGAGCGCGAAACGGATCGTCAGCCAATGGAATACTCCGCGATAAATTTCCTTACGATCGGGGACTCTTCATTAAGAAGCAATCTTCCACCATCCCTCGTAGCGATTCCCGTGACTGGGAAAACAGCCATCATCTGGCCAGCCTGAGTCGACGCGGTGCTGAGTGGATATGGCTTTTCCGGATAGCTCATTAACGCCAGCTTAATGCTATTGCTGCTTGCCTCTTTTGTGTCAATAAGATGCCGCAATGCAATCACCGTGTAGATGCTGATATCCGGTCCGCCATTGAACCAATTTAGCAGGTTAGAGATCTTGTCTTTTGCCTTGACCGGCGCCGCATTCAGAGCTTCGATTAAGACCTCACGTTTCAGACCAGCCGCAGCATAAAAATCATCGCCCTTATCGTTCAGGCTGAATCGAGGCTTGGGTGCTGCGCGCTCTTTATTCGCCGCCTTCGACTCTTTTGGCTGAGCCGCAACTGACGATTCTTTGGCGTGTTTCTCCTTTTTTTCATCAGTCTGAGGTTTATCACCCTGTGTCGAGTCGATCTCAGGAAGAGGGGAGATCGACTCGACTTGAGGTATCTCAACATCAACCACCTTCAGCGACTCATGTTCGTTTTCCAACTCTTCAAACACACCGGTGAGATCGCCGCCGTCTTTCGCTTCCATTACAGTTTCAGCAACAGCCGGCACCGGCACGATTGTCTCATCGTTAAGATCTGCCAGCAGGTCGTCTATTTCGTCCCCCACAACGGCCTCCGAAGCCAGTTTTTCAGGCTCATCGAGCAGTTGCAGCATGGCGGTCAGCTCATCCAGATCATCTTTTTTGACTGTATTGTTGAGGTTGCTCATGTCTCTCTCCTTTACGTTGTGTGAGCGTTTATACGTTTTTGGGTTGAGAGCATTTTGTCAAAACCTATTAGGTGGAAAAGAAGTAAATACAGGCAGTTGGGATAATGATAGGGGCGAAAGCGCCGTCAGGCGCTTTCGAATGGGAGCTTATAGAAGCCGTATTTTTCCCGTGCTTTGAAAAAGCAGTGCATCATCAGATCGGTATCATAGAGCGCGCTGTGCGCCTTAGCCTTGTCATAGACAAAACCCAATGAGAAGGCGAGTTCCTCCAGTCGCGGCCGTTTGCCGTCTTCTGTCGCCCATAATCCGGATAACATAGTGTCCACAAGAGGCAGCTCTGGGAGAGTGACGCCGTACTCTGCAAATTCATGGCGAATAAAGGGGAGGTCGAACGCTTCACCATTGTGAGCAACCAAAACGCTTGCATCGCTAATATAGCGAGCGATTTTACCGGCATGTTCAGACAATAGTGGCTCTGCGGAAAGATCTTCCAGCGAAATGCCATGCACTGCCTGGGCTTTTGGATCGATACTCCGCCGCGGGTTAAAACGCATCGCCAGACTATCGATGTGCTTCTGGGTCTCCAGCTCATAGCGGGTAATGGCTATTTCAATAATCTTGTGGTTAGCCCTAAAGTCCAACCCTGTAGATTCAATATCAAGCCCAGCAACAATAGTTGTCATAACTACTCCTTACAGCTTTTTGGCACCTTTAAGCAGTGCGCTACGCACGAATTGAGCTGCTTTTTTGATGGTCTCCTCCTGCGATTCGCACTCTACCGGCGCACGCCACTCACCAGTGGTGACGTTGAGAATGCGAATTTCATTGGTATCCAGACAAATCGACACATACAGAACAGTGCCGGCAGCCATTTTGATATGCATGGGGAAGATAGGTCGCTTGCCGCGTTCGCTGAACTGGGACATTGCCACATTCAGAACCTCTCCCACATCATCGCCTACCAATCCCTGAACGGACTCAAAAACAGCTCTGATAGCCAGCCTGGCCTCTCGTTCTGTCATCAGCGATCGGGACTGCTCGTCTGCGATGCGTGTTAGCGCCTCTATCGTTTTACGATCTAACTCATCAGCCAGAGATATTTCGCCTAACATTCTGTTTTCCTGAACTATTTTTGGTGACGTTATTCTGGCATTCCTTCACAGGGGAACAAGAATCAGTGGAAGGTGACGCGATTTGAGATACGGCTCTCTATACGTTCCACATGGCGGTCGATTACTCGCATGATCGAGCGTGCTCTTGCGTCAACGGAAATGCAGGTTCCCGACAGGACGAAAACCTGCAGATCTCCGGATTTGGCCAGAGAGTTAATTTTTGTCAGCTCGCCACACATCAACGAGTCGATACGAGCGACATAAAGGCGATCAAGCGAACCTCTCTGGGCACGTTCATAATCTTGTGCTCTCAAATTCACGCCCGGGCGCAGCCCCGCAATGGCATTAAAATTGGACAACGCGGTCTTGTGGCAAAAACGCTCAATTTCCAGCACCAGATCAATACATCGTTGGTCATTGGTCTGGCCGACCAAATCGAGCGTATAAGCCATCACATCAGCAGGCGTACGGTCTATTACAAAGCCTTCCGCTCCGCGTGTTACCAGCTCAATATGGCGGGCAACTTCCATCTGCACCTGCAGACGCTCAAAGAGCGGCATTGGATCGCCTACGTTGACTCCAAGCCTTGTCATCAGTGCGCCGACGCCAGCATCCACATACGGAATCCCGTAATGCTCGTCGATAAACTTTGCCAGGGTTGTTTTTCCACTGCCCTGAGCGCCAGTGATCCCAATTCGGTAATCCATTACCACCTTCTGTAAACAATCTGTTGGAAGCCTGGCTCATCCTCCGTTACCCGTTGTGTATGAGCCGTTAACACAGGAAAGAAGCCGAGATTACGCATCATTTGCCGCGGAAAATGAGCATCACTGTCAGGAGCGTCTACGCCCATATGCGATAACCAGAGTTCCTCGACGTGAGGCAGAAACAGAGAATAGATCTGCGCACCGCCGATAACCCAAACGGGACCATCAAGCTGCATTACATCGTCCATAGTGGCAGGGTAAAAACCATTGGGCATGAACCCAGATGAGCGCGTCAGAACGACGTTGTGGCGCTCCGGAAGCGGGCGCTTAAGACTTTCCATTGTCTTTCTGCCCATGACGACTGTGGCGTTTGTGGTGAGCTCCCTGAACAGTTTTAACTCTGAGGGGCAGCGCCAGGGGAGTTCGTTTCCTCTACCGATCTCATAATTGCGACCGACAGCTGCAATCATCTTCACTGAGATACCTCATACAATACCGGGCGCTGGTGGAAACCAGACAGAGCGGCTCGTAGGCGTGACGAACTCACCAGTGCCGCGATCATCAGATCATCTTTATGCGCGGCAAGCGTGCGCTTTATATGGGTTTCGTAATTGACTCCACCTGGTGCAAGGTGCAGCCAGTCATAATCAATGCCGAAATCTCTCAGCCATTTCTTGGTTGCGCTTTCGAGCGCTTCCGGACGGTGGCTGATAAGCACCACTTCAGCACCAGAGCGAGCAAAGCCACGCAACATGCGGCTTGTGGGAAATATGAGCTCATCACCTGCAACGAGAGTGTCTGCGTTTTCATCAGCAGCGGCTTTACGATGGCCGGCTCTCGCCAGCACATCTTCAATTTCACATAACACATACATGCCTCTGGCCATATCACACCGCCACTGGAGCCTTAATCCATGGAAGTGGTTCGTAGCCGAAGATCTGCACGCCGTCCCATTTGAAGTCATCCAGCTCTTCCCATTCGTGCGGGAAGACGACGATGGGGTCGGACGACTCCGGATGTTCGCGAGCCAGTAGCTCTTCAACCTGCTCCAAGTGGTTGTTGTAAATGTGAACATCAAAGCCGAAATGGACGAAGGCGCCAGCCATGTGACCCGTAATCTTCGCAATGAACTGCGTGAGGATGCCGTAACCGGCAATATTGAATGGCATACCAAGGAAAGTATCGACACTCCGCTGCACCAGGCAGGAGTTCAGGATACGTTTAGGGATACCAAGCTCATCCAGCATTGGCTCAGAGATACTGCCTCGCTGCTCTATCAGGCAAAGCATCTGTGTATAGATCGATTCATAGCCATGCCGGTTATGCTGGATGCCAATGTCGGTGGCCATAGACAAACGGGTCTGGAAATCGAGCTCACGACTCCATACGGACAACACAAAGTGGCAAGGTGGAAGCTTCATGTCCTCCAGCTCACCAACATTCCAGGCATTAAGCAGTATGCGGCGATCGGTCGGGTCGTTGCGCAACTGATCAACCATACGTTGTAACTGATCGATTTCACGGGTGATAACGACGCGGTCTTCATTCAGCCCAATGTAACCTTCAACGCGATAACCACGTTCCAGGAAGATGTCCTCCTTAAGGCGATACTCGCTGTAAGGGACAATTCTGGTGTCCTCCCATCGACGCCACTGCTTGCCATATACAGGCCCTAAATCGCCATTATCGTCGGCCCAAGCATCCCAGATCTTCACACCATGCTCTTTAAGGAACCCAATGTTGCCTGAACCTTGTAAATACCATTCAAGCTCAACCAGTAGCGGTTTCAGGTTTACCTGTTTTGAAGAAATGAGCGGAACAGCCCCGCCGGTAAGCATGTAGTAGGAAGGCACATAAGAAACGCCAAGCGTACCGGTGCCGGTGCGATCTTCGGAAGGAACGCCGGTATCAACAACGGTCTGAATGACACGGCCATAAGAGCTAGAAGCCAGCTGACCGTTACTGAATTCTCGATTAAGTAAAAAAGACAAGATGACCTCAAATAATAAGTAAGTACATACCTATCATTTTAAACACAGAGAAGACATCCAGGCTAGAAATTAAGTAAAAAAATGGTGGCCACGGGGCCACCAACGCTCAACTTTATCGAAAATAAAGATTGATAAGGATAGAAATGGACAATAGATCACACGTCCATTTCAATATATATTGATAAGTTAGTACTTACAAGCTGTTTTTAACCACTTCATACAGCGAAGATGCCTGTGCTTGCTCAAGGAAACGAGACAGATCGACATCGCTATATGTCGGCGATTTAAGGATTTTTCCATCAGACAGGCGATAGCCGATCATCATGTCAGTGCCGTCAGCATGGCGGAATCCGAGATCATTCTTATCATATTTACAGCTCTCAACGGCAAGACGACGCGCTTCAGCATCCGCCGGCCACAGCTTTGTCATATTAGAACGGTGGATCTCCGCCACCAGCTCCACGACGTCGACGCCAAGGAATTCAGCCAGGCGATACACCATCATGCACGCCACATAGATTTTGTTCATCACGCGGCGCAGATCCTGAATCAGCTCAGCATCACCTACCTTGTTATGTTCAAGTTTATCGGCCAGCGCGGCCAACATAAGCGCAGCTTCTTCTGCTTCATTGAAGGGGATGGCCATATCGTCGAAGACGGTATTTCCAGGCACCATAATGGTATGAATAAAGCGATCGACGCTTTGCTCCTGAGTGTAGTAGCTCATGCCAGTTGATAGCCCACCTTTGATGGCTACCATCGTCCCGACACCCACATACAGGAAGTCAGCCATTGCATCCAGCAATCCCTGCATATCCCCTTTTTTCGCTGCAGGCAGCCCTTCTTCTACCGCCTCTTCATGGATCAGCTTAGCGCGCAGGCGCAGCAGCTCCGGAGTGGGCATTACACGACGCGGGTGCTGAAACAGCTCGTGGAACTGGTCAACCATCTTGTAAATACTCTCTGTCGCTTCTCCAAAACCGGGGTTCAGCTCATATGGCTCTGGTTTGAAGCCCACCAGCTTATCGGTGGCCAGCTTGAGATGGTCGGTCAGTTTCGTTAATTTCATGCTTTATCTTTCCTTAGTGCTTTTTTTCGCGTTCATTGTGGCCCAGAGCGACCAGGCCACAAAATCTTTATCCAGGCTTACAAATCGGCAAACTGGCTTAGGCCAGCGCGATCAACAGCGGAGTCAATCTGGCCAACGAGATAAGTGCTTTGCTCAGCTTCCTGCGGTGCAATCTGCAAGGTGTCGGACAACAGCCATTTGTTCATCCACACCAGCGGGTCATCTTTTATCTCCGGGTACAGTGGTTTCAGGCCAAGACGGCGCATCGCAAGATTGGTTCGGTATTTAACATAGCTTTTCAGGATATCTGCGTTTAAGCCAATCATTGAGCCGTCTTTAAACAGGTAATCTGCCCAGCGCATTTCCTGTTCGGCAACGTCCATCATGGTCTGATAGATGAATGGTTCCTCATCCGCAGCGATCTGGGCCCATAGCAAGCCTTCGCGGCCTGTACGCATAAACCGGAGCATTCGTTCTGTGCCTTCGCAATGAACCGCCTCATCGCGCGCAATGAAACGCATGATTTTGGTGTTGCCCTCAAGTAATTTCCTTTCTCCAAAAGCAAACGTACAGGCGAAGCTAACGTAAAAACGAATGGCCTCCAGCGCGTTGATGGATACTAAAGTACGGAACAGCTGGCGCTGGAGAGGGTAGGGCTTTCCGTCAAATTCGGAGACGTAGAGCCGTTCGAATTCATCTTCTCCCAGATGCTGGCGCGCGCAGGTCATCTCATAAAGCTTGTCGTACTCTGTAGAGATACTGATAGCCCGGCTGATAATTTCCTCGTCGGTCACAATGCCATCGAAGACAATGCTCGGATCATCCACCATACCGCGAATAATGTGGGTGTAGCTGCGGCTGTGAATGGTTTCAGAGAACGACCATGTTTCCACCCACGTTTCGAGCTCTGGAATTGAAATAAGCGGCAGCAGCGTTGCGTTTGGGCTGCGTCCCTGAACGGAATCCAGCAGAGTCTGGTAACGGAGGTTGCTCAGGAAAATGTGCCGCTCATGCTCTTGCAGCTTAGTATTGAAATCGATGCGATCGGTGGTTATGTCGACTTCTTCCGGGCGCCAGAAGAAGGAGAGCTGTTTTTCGATCAGCTTTTCGAAATCGCGGTACTTCTGCTGATCGTAGCGCGCAACGTTGACAGACTGCCCGAGGAACATAGGCTCTTTGGTTGCGTCGTTAGCGCCCAAACGGAAAGTGGAGTAACTCATGTGTTTCCCTTTGAATGTTATCGGTATTATTAAACAATATGATTAGATGCACTTCTAAACAAATTATTATCTTATTGGTTAAAATGAGGCATTCAATGAAGTGAAAGGTGGGGATATCTCCCCACGCTTATTAGATTTTGCATGCGCCATCGCACTCATCTTCTGGCTCAACCAACGCAACAGAGGCCAGATCATCGTCTTCACGCTTACCGGCACCATCTCGTGTGTTGTGGTAATAAAGCGTCTTCACGCCTTGCTGATAAGCGAAGAGCAGATCTTCAAGCAACTTCATCATTGGAACCTTGTCGCCCGGGAAGCGAGTAGGGTCATAGTTGGTGTTGGCTGAAATAGCCTGGTCAAAGAACTTCTGAATGATCGCAACTTTGGTCAGATAGCCGCGGTTATCCGGCATATCCCAAAGGTACTCGTACTGATCTTTCAGCTCAGCAAAGTCCGGAACCACCATTTTCACAATGCCGTCTTTGGATGATTTCACGGAAACAGGACCACGCGGCGGTTCGATACCATTTGTGGAGTTGGTGATTTGGCTGGACGTTTCGCACGGCATCTGAGCTGTCAGGGTAGAGTTACGCAGACCATATTCGCGTATGCGGTCGCGCAGCTCTTCCCAAGGCATTTTCAGCTCAAAGGACGTATCAGGGTTAGCGTCAAGCGACTTGCGGTAATGGTCAATCGGCAGCTGTCCCTGGGCATATTTAGTTTGGGAAAACCAATCACAGGCACCTTTGGCTTCCGCCAGCCGGCAACTTGCATCAAGCAGGTAATACTGGATCGCTTCAAACGTTTCATGCACCAGCTGGTTGCCGGCCGGATCAGAATAGTTAAATCCGTTCTTCGCCAGATAGTACGCAAGATTGGTAACGCCGACGCCCAAACTACGACGTGCTTTTGCCGGAATTTCCGCTGCGGCCATCGGGTAATCCTGATAGTCGAGTAGGGAATCGAGCGCAGCCACCGCATAGAATGCAACCTCTTTCAGCGTGTCCAGTGAGCGTAATGCCCCCAGATTAAACGCAGACAGTGTGCAAAGGGCGATCTCACCATCGGGGTCATCGGTAAACGCCAGCGGTTTAGTTGGCAGCGTAATCTCCATGCATAAGTTTGACTGGTGAACTGGAGCGACTTTCGGATCGAAGGCGCCGTGTTCGTTCATGTGGTCAACGTTCGCAATATACACGCGGCCGGTAGAGGCTCGTTCCTGCATCAGGGTTGAGAACAGATCAACAGCGGGAACGGATTTCTTGCGAATGCTCTCATCAGCTTCATATTGCAGGTACAGCGCTTCGAATTTGTCCTGATCAACAAAGAAAGCATCATAGAGCCCCGGTACATCATGCGGGCTGAACAGCGTAATATTCTCGTTGCGTACCAGGCGGCGATACATCAGGCGGTTGATCATTACGCCATAGTCCAGATGACGAACACGGTTCTCCTCGATGCCGCGGTTATTCTTCAATACCAGCAGACTTTCAACTTCCAAATGCCAAATAGGGTAGAAAGCCGTCGCTGCGCCCCCTCGAACGCCACCCTGCGAGCATGATTTCACAGCGGTCTGGAAGTGTTTCAGAAAGGGGATTACGCCAGTGTGGGTGGCTTCTCCATTGCGGATCTCACTCCCCAATGCACGCAGTCGGCCAAAACCAATCCCAATGCCAGCACGACGCGACACGTAATCGATAATGGCAGAGGACGCAGCGCTGATCCCTTTCAAACTGTCTTCGGACTCAATCAGAACGCAGCTGGAGAACTGGCGCGTCGGGGTACGGACGCCGGCCATGATTGGGGTGGGCAGAGACAATTTGAATGTACTGGTGACGTCATAGAACCCCTTCACCATTTCCAGACGTGTTTTGCCGGCACAACCATCTTCCCAATTCTGGAAAAGACACATACCCACCAGCATATACAGCTGCTGCGGGGCTTCGTAAATTTCGCCAGTGACTCGGTTCTGGACGAGGTACTTACTCGCCAGCTGAACAGTTGCGGCATAACCAAAGAGTTCGTCACGCATGGGTTTGATATACACGCCAAGTTCTGCGATCTCTTCGCGGGAGTAAAACTTAAGCAAATCCTCATCGTAAACGCCGCGGCTGACGTTGCTGACGATATGATGATAGAAACTTGGGTAAGCGAATTCGCCGAAGGCATCTTTGCGAATTTTGAACATGTTCAGACGTGCTGCGACCTGGGAGTAGTTCGGAGTTTCAGGCGAAATCAGATCTGCAGCCGACTTAACCAATGCCTCATGAAGCTGCGAAGTTGTCATGCCGTCAAAAATGCTCGCGGCGGCGCCCATGGCTACGGCAGAGGCGCTTACGTTACGTATACCTTCTACCCCCCACATCACGACGCGGTTGTACTTCTCTTCGGATAGCGGCTCTGTGGAGCCATTACGTTTGACAATCCTTATCATGTATCACCCATCAAAAAAGGCCACTAAATGTAGTGGCCTATAGTATTAAATAAGTACTTACCTATCAATTGAGGATTATAAAATCCCTTTAAGAACGTCGCGGACTTGTCGGAACTGGTCTGTCTGCATTCCAGAATATATCGAAGCTATGGCATCAGCCAGGTGCTCATTCTTGGCAACTAGTACATCTTTCCCCGCTTGTTTCCGACGCAACCAAGGGGCATCAGGCTGTTTTGTAACCGCCCACTGGATGATCTCTTCTTTAGATGTGGTCAGTTTATTCCCGACGTAGTGCTTAATTTCATTTGGCGTAACCTGGATAAGTGGCTTATCAACGCAAGCAAGAACGCCGATACACACACCGTAAGAAGTCTGCGCGCGAGAGCTTTGACTACCCACCGGTAGCTCACAAAACACCATATGGGCCTGTTCAATGATTGGCCTGGCGGTGCGCCAGATTTCTTTAGCCCGGCGCAGATCATCGCTGTTTACTCTGACAGTTTTCTTCGTTCCGCCGGCTTTGGTTTCAACCAGTTCAAGACCATGGATTTCAAGTTTGTCTGTATCCAGATCCAGCGTACCAATGGCCAGCCCGAAGTTGCTCATTGAAGGGTCGACGCCAACTACTTTGATCACTTTACTCATAGAGTTTCCTTACCATGTTGCCCATACCGGGCATTCCATTAATTTCTCTTCCAGGGTTTTAACTGGAGACTTGCGAACGGGCTCTGGAATGCTGCTCACCACGTGTATGCTGTCACTGGTCAGCACACCATTTTCTATGTCTGCGTCGATCATGCTCTGCCCGATGAAGTAGGACATGATATCTATCAGCTTACGCGCAACCATCCTGTTAGAACGAAGTACATAGGGGACAGAGAACTCAACCATTGCCTTATCACCATCTTCAGTCTCAAAGCTTAATTCGCCTCTTTCTGGAAATCTCCCATGTGAATCGCAATTGAAATTGATGCCAGCAAATGCCTTGCCTGGCATTGCAACCTGCCCCGCACGTGCATTTGCCAGTCGAGTCAGGTTAGTAAACGCACTGCTGGTATGCGCCTCTATTGCCCCGTACAGCACATCATCTTCGATAACCATCGCAGATGATTCCGGGATCACCAAGAACCCAGGCCCAGAGTGTGGAAGATAGCCACCTTTCGAAAATGGGTTGATCAGAATGGGCGCATTGCTCTCTGGCGGCATCGATTTCAGGCTTGGCATTAACGGGGTCTTGAAAAGCAGATCTATCAGAGCCGTAAATTGCTCCGTCTCAATATTGAGATTTTGCCAACCTACACCAGGAGCCACCCTAGCAGCGGTATAACTGTTAATCAGTCTGAATGACTGCATCACAGCAAACATTTGCAAAAACTGCGTGCGGCTTAGGTTAAACGACATAGCTGCGACCCTCTTTCACTTCCACGGTGATGGTTTCCCGGAACCATGACTTCATTTCTTTGTGAGAAATGATCATCACCGTGCCGCGCTCGCGCGCTTTTGCTTCCAGAATACCCATCAGACGCTCCAGCCCGGCAGTATCCAGCGCATCGTCAATTTCATCACCGATAAACAGCTCGATGTTCTTGCTCGCGCGGCTGGCCACCAGATCCTGCAGAGCCAGGGAGCACGCAATGCGCACTTTGCGTTTTTCGCCACCTGACAATGTCTGGAAGGTTTTGCTGGCGCCGATCTTGCGCACGCTGATATTGAACTTATCGCGCCACTCGCCCTTCTTGGTTGATTCCATCGTTGACCATTCCGCCACAATGTTTCCGTCCGACAGTGTATTGAGATATTCCGCTGTCTGGGCATTCAGGAAAGGCGTCACGGAGGTCAGGATATGCGAGCGAACGCCGGCAGGAGAGTAGACCTGGCGCGCTTTATCAAGCAGCAGAGCCTGCTCCTGTATATTCTTTAACTCAGTTTTAAGTACACCATAGTTAGATTTATTGGCAGCCAGGCTTTCTTCATGGCGTTTGATGACAGCCAGAAATGGGTTAGTTTCTTTGGTAATGCGATCTACTTCGCTCCGCGCCCGGGCAACCAAAGCTTCTACAGCCACGACTTCTTTTTCCCGATGACGAAGCGTTCCCAGCTCTTTAGTCAGTTGTTCGATTCGGGAAATAATGGCAGACACATCTGGTGTACTGGCGACAAGTGATGATTCGATTTTGAGCGCCTTCTCAAGATGCTCTTGGTATTTAGCCACTGACGTTGCAGATGCCTGCGCTTGGCTGATCTCACTGCGCGCCTGTTCAACAAAACTCTCCTTCACGGTGGACAGATCTTCAACGCAATAAGCCTTGCCACAGGTAGGGCACGGCTCACCGACTTTGGTATTTACTTCTTCCGCTTTCACCTTGAATGCGCGAGCACGTTGCATCGCTTCCTTCTGGATGTTTTCAGTAATGCGGATGCTGGCACGTATATCAGTGATCGCTCCACGAACCTTAACCAGCTTGGCGTCATGTTCTTCTTTGGACGCAAGTTTTTCCCGCTCTTTACCGATGGCATTTTCAGTATCGCGGATCTGCTCTGGCAGACTGCGCAACTCCATTTCGACCTCAGTGAGCGTGACTTCCGCCCCAACCAGATCGGCACGGGCGACATCAAGCCGTTCGCTGCGGTCTCGCTCCCAGGCTTCAGAAGAGGTTTTGGCAGACTCCAGCTCATTCTGGGCCGATTCGACCAGAGACAAGCAGGCGTCCATCTTGGTTTTAGTGGTCTCCATGCGTGCGACAGCTGCGTTGGCTCGTTCGCGAGCAATCGCGTAGGCTTTGGTGAGACGATCGACGCCGGCAGCCTCTTCTACGATGGTTTTGAGGTTTTTATCCGACATGCCAGGCAAATCAGGCATCGCCTCCTGACTGGCATAGATCGATGCCATAAATACTTCTTTTGACGCACCGATCAGTCGCTCTACAAACTCCTGGGTGAGCGAATCTTTACCCTTTGTCATGTCGCCGTCTTCGCCACGGACAATAAGCCGGTTTTTAAATTCCTTATGCTTGCGGTGACGGATAATGGCGTAGCGTTTACCTTCGTCTTCAATGGTGACTTTTACTCGACAGTTCTTCTCATGGCCCGTAGAGAGAACGTCGTCACCTTTAACGCCATGGGATGTCTCGCCATAAATACACCACATCAAACTATTCATGAGGGTTGATTTGCCAGCGCCATTGCTGGCGGCCGATGAGTCCCCGGCATTAACACCCTGGATGAGCACCAGCCCACGCTGATCAAGCTCGACCTTGGCGTTTGCCAGCGCCATGAAGTTTTCCACTTCGAGCGTTAAAAATTTCATGCTTTGCCTCGAATTGCTTTAGTCAATTTCTGCCCTTTGCGAAGGCGGTATTCCGTATGTGCCGGGAAGGAGTTGCGTGACAAGAGGCCACGTTTCGTTAGTTGACCAAGGTAAAACGCCTGTGGGTTTCCTTCTGGCGGATAGGGCTTCTGGAATAAAACGGGCTCCCCGCTTTCAAGCCGTTTAATCATCTGGATGAAATCCCAGAAATTATTGTGGGAGGAAGTCACTACACCGCCTCCGCACTTTCCGCTTCGGTGAGGATCTCCTGACACAAGGCATTCAGTTTGGTTAGGTCAAATCCACCGTCTGTGTCATGAACGATTTTGCAGTAAGCAGAAACAGACTCGCCAAGGCTGTCGATTTTGCTGGTCTCTGAGGTACTGGCGGTACCCTCCATCATTGAGCCCTTGCGAATGAAGTTGCATACAACACCTTTCGCTCCCATGGATTTCAGGACGTTCTGCAACTTGATGCCTTCCTCATCGTTTTCGACGACGGCCCGGAAGCGCACGTAATTGCCGTGTATCTGCCTGTCATCCACATCGTCTTCCAGGTTTACGAATTTCGGCGCCGAGGTTTCGAAATGACTGAACGAGCCGTCTGGGTTCACAATCATGTAGCCCGCCAGCGAACCTACGTCCCCCCAGTTTTGGTGCGTCAGCGCGCCGACACTGATAACGCCGGGGATCACCTCCTTGTGGTTGTGGTAATGGCCGGACAGTACCAGGCGAAAGCCTATATCTTTCAGCTCCTGCGCATCGATGCCAACATCAGGCATTGTGGGGATAGCTTTGTTGATGGCGGTATGAATCACGACGTCGTGCAGATCCCCGTCAAGCCGCGCACGAAGTGCTTTCAGGTCGCTAATTAACTCGGCGTGGTTGTTTCGCCAGCTCACCATATGGACGGTGACGTCACCCAATTCGATGCTGTGTGGCTTACGACCGCAGACGATCTGTACACCAATCGACTTTAGCGCTGCAGCGGCGTTAGCGCTGTAGACAGAGTCGTTCGTTTCGAGGTCATGGTTGCCAGCCAGCATCGCAACGCTGAGCCCCAGATCTTTGACGATCCACTCATAGGCATCGGAGACGTAGTTGAGTACGGTAGGGGATACGGTTCCGCGGACGTGGAATGTGTCGCCGGCCACCAGCATGTGGGTGCAGCCCGCTTTTTTCATAGCGATGGCCGCTTCTTTTGTAGCCTCCAACTGAATAGCCAGCCGAGAGTTGAGACCATCTGCATCGGTCGTCGAGAATGAATCCCATTTGTGATAATGGGGATCGGAGATCACCCCATATGGCAACGTCATGTGTATTTTCCTTTGTGGTTATTTTGATATAGATTCTAAGCATGTAAAACAGGCCATAAACCAAGTAAACACGGCAAATCAGAAAATATACAGGTGGAATATTATGGCAAAATAGATAAGTAAGTACATACCTATCATTATAAATTAGAGCGAGTCACTTGAGTAAGATCTAAGCTACTAGCATGGCCTTGCTGTGAGCTCGACTCCATAAGTACAAGGTGAAAATGCATGATGATTTATGTGAGAGGAGTCTGCTATGAGTGAGGAGCAAATCTCATCGAAAGATTGGATTTCACCTTCGATTCAGTTATCCGAGAACCACATGAATTAAAATATATAATGTTCCGTTACAACCTATTGATTTTGCATTGGCCGCTAGTAGAAGGCCATTTCTGGTCAGCTATAAGGGAAAAGTATGCTGGAAAGTACTCCTGTACCCATAAGTCGACATCGGCCAGTCACGAGGAAATGGATATCATCAGCCAGGAAAGACTAAATTTAAAAGCCCACGTTAGCGTTGGCTTTTTGATCCAAACCCCGTAACGACAAAAGTTGTAAATTATAAAATTGCTGAGACAACATCGGACAAGTATATTCTCCTACAGCAGCCGGGCGGGTGCGCCGGTAAAAAATCTCATCAAGGTTATCCTCCATGAACGTTATGTATTATTCGATCGCAGGGGCTATCGCTTTTGTGACCATTTTAACGGCCCTAATTGTTAACGCGAAAAAACTGAAAACAGCTAGGGCTGATTCTGCCGATAAGGCAGCACAATTGGCGCGTTATGCCGCCATTATTGATGCCGAAGATGAAGCGGCGCGCATCGTGGCTCAAGCGAAGACGGAAGCAGCCAACATCATTTCGGTAAGCGAAACAGATGCGAAGTTTGTTAGAGACTTAGCCAATGCGGTCTTAGGGGATGCCCGAACGGCTGCTGAAAAACTCAGTAATGAGACTCAGCAAACCGTTGCCAAGCAGCTCGCAGAAAAAGATGAAATTGAACAACAGATCCAAACTTTGCGCGCTTCTTACGCCGATAAGAAAATCACGTATGACGAACTGGAGTCTGCGCTCTCTATCTACAAAGAGGATATGGATTTTGCAGAAATGGGCTTCTACGCGCCACATTTCGATTTCGATACATCGGAACTTTTCCAGGCATCTATCCGTAACAATCGACAACAGCAGAAAGATTTGCTTCGTAACAAGACCACTTTTGGGGCCATCTACTGCACCACAGAATGGACGGTAAGTGGTTCAAAGGCCGAAGGGAATAAAATGACAACGCGAGGTATCAACCTGACGGCTAGAGCCTTTAACAGTGAATGCGATGCAGCCATTGCCAACGTAACATTCAAAAACATCAACACCATGGAATCGCGCATTTACAAAGCTTTTGATGTATTGAATAAACTCAATGAAGTTAACCAAATCTACATTAATCATGCCTTCTTGGATCTTAAGCTGACCGAGCTGCGTTTAACTTATGAATACCGAGCCAAAAAGCAGGAAGAAAAAGAAGAACAACGTGAAATCCGCGCCCAGATGGCCGAGGAACGCAAAGCCCAGTTAGAGATTGAGCGCGCTATTCGTGAAGCTGAAGAAGAAGAACGCCGCGCCCAGAAGGCCCTAGATAAAGCTCGGAAAGAAATGAATGAAAAACTGGCGAAAATGACCGCCGCTCAGGCCGAAAAGTATCAGGAGAAAATCGATTCCTTGCAAGAAGCGCTTACCGAAGCTGAGTTGAAAGGATTAAAAGCACTTAGCATGGCGCAACAGACCAAGCGGGGCCACGTTTACGTTATTTCCAACATCGGCTCTTTTGGTGAAAATGTCTTTAAGATTGGTATGACACGCCGCCTTGATCCTCAAGACCGAGTCGACGAGCTGGGCAGTGCATCTGTGCCGTTCCTGTTTGATGTTCATGCTATGATCTTCAGTGAAGATGCTCCGGCATTGGAATATGCCCTACACCAACATTTCGCTGAAAACCGCACTAATCTGATCAACAGACGTAAAGAATTCTTTAACGTTAGTTTGGAAGACATCAAAGCAGCCGTGTTTGATGTGGCAGGTGATGATGTGGACTTCATTGAGACGGCAACCGCACAGCACTATCATGAAACAGTGGCAATGCGAAAACAAAAAGCTGATGCCCTTACGATGCCCGTAAAAGTTGAGAAACAGCCACGTTTTGCAGAAGCTCTCTAATCCCCGGAACGACAAAACCGCCTTTTTGGTGGTTTTGTCGATTTTCATAGCTTTTAGAAGGTACGCCTAGAGCTGTCGATTTAGAGAGTTCGTACTTAATGGCTAACTTGCTGGTATCTGCAATGTCGGCTCATTGAACAGAACAAACAAGCTTTGGTGTGAGAGTTCCTAGCTCGAATTCATGCATTAGAAAGGGCATATCAGCTAGAGTAATCTCTCTTGAGTAAAAATCGTCCATATATCTCCCCCTTGGCTTCTCAGATGCATTCTAAGCTACGCTATTTTGTATTCGCGTAAAGACCCCTTTTTTCGTTTAGGGTTCGTCAGAGAGCTTCTGACGCGCATTTACGATGCTAAACACTTCTGCTTTTGGCCGAGGGTCGACTAAATCGAGTTCTTCTTCGCTGTGATACTCGATATCAAAGTCCCGTTTGATGTGTCTGATGTAAATCGCAGTGAGCAGGCTGTCTTCTTTCAGGAAGTGGCCATAGGATCTGCGGATCACTTCACCAACTTTTTCGATCTTCTCTCCGCCCATACAGAGGTGATTGAATCGACTGTGCTTTCTCAGCATCTCATCAACTGGCCCAGAGTAAACCTTATCCACGACACCGAATCGAAGGATCTTCGCAGTATCAGCTTCAACCAGGCAGATAATCTTCCCCTCGGTCAATCTGTCACGCCAGGTAACGCCTGAACGCATAGTGTTGAAGTAGGGGGTATCCAGACCGATGATCGGTTTTCGAAATGCCAGCAGCGGTACGTATCTGGCACAGCTGTTCAGGTGGAAGTTAACGCCGGCGTCACGCAACTTGAGTCGGGTCTCGTTGATGTTGCACTTCGAGGCTATGCCACACAGGCTGCAGAGAACCTTCTCGTTGCTCAGTGTGGAGTTTGATTCTATGGTGTAGGTTCCGTCTTCCAGACGGCGTACCCAACGTGTGCGTTTTAAGTCCATGTTCTCGTTTTAGTGATTGTTGACCGGAACCACGATAGCTTACTAGGCACACCTGTAATCGCAAATGCCTGTTTTACTTATCCACTTATCCACTGGTTAGATCCCAATAATAAGATCCCTATACAGATCCCCATATAGATCCAAAGAGATCCCCGATCGCCGCAGGCCGCGCCACGCCTGGGCTAAGGACTGATCCGTGTATGCTGTCAGCGGTAAACGATATGCTGTCAGCGGTACGGTATATGCTGCCAACGGTTTTGTGTATGCTATCAGCGGTAATTGACGTATGCTGTCAGCGGTTAGAACCAAAAGGTATCCACATGTCCACAAAAAATAAAAAAGAGAGTGAAATCAAAGAAATACCTGAAGATAACGAAATTCTTGAGGAAGATGCTCTCAATTTGTACACAGGTGACTTAGTTCCTAACAGCAACAATACGGTGCAGCCAATCGCTTTAATGCGCCTTGGCCTCTTTGTTCCAACGCTCAAGGGAACGAAGAATAGCTCTCGCAACAAGTCCAACATGATCGACGCATCCAGGGAGCTTGTCCAGCTTGAAGTCGCGCGGTCAGAGGGTTATTCAAACATTAAAATCACCGGTCCGCGGCTGGATATGGATCATGACTTCAAAACCTGGGTTGGTGTTGTTCGCTCTCTGGCTGAATACGGCGAGCCAACAGGGCGCGTAGAGCTGAGCATCACGAAGTTCGCCAAGTTCTGCGGCTACCCGTCCTCGCAGATCCGCAAGACCCTGCGAGACCGCCTGACAAACAGCCTGCTCAAGATCATGCGCACGACGTTGTCGTTCCAGCGCACTCATGAAGAGAAGAACGTCGACGACACCAACAAGATATCCCTGTTGATGGTTCACCTCATAAACAGCGTTGATTACAACGAGAAGAAAGACTCCATTGTCTTTTATGCTGAACCTAAGCTGTCTGAGCTCTATCGCTTTGACCACAAAGTTCTGCTGCAGTTGAAGGTCATCAACAAGCTCCCGCGCAAAGAGACGGCACAGGCGCTGTATACTTTCATCGAAAGTCTTCCTCCTAAGCCGGCACCGGTATCTCTTGCCCGGCTGCGCGCCAGGCTCAATCTGAGCACGCGCAACGTCAGCTCGCAAAACCAGACTATCAGGAACGGATTGAAGTCACTGCAAGAGCTGGGCTATCTCGAATATAGCGAGGTTAAGCGTGGCCGTTCTGTCTACATCCAGATCCACAGTCGTAACCCAAAACTGAAAGTCACATCGAGCAAACCCGAGAAGCCAGAGGCGCCTAAGCAGGCAGAAGAAGCGAAGGGTGAAATTGATGCGAAACAGAACCTCAAAAACAAAATTTCTGAGCTGTCGCAGAACCTGACGCCAGAGAATATCAAGCTGATCGAGATACTCACCAATAGCCTCAAGTTGCTTTGATACGCTGTCAGCGGTTCAACATATGCTGTCAGCGGTTCTTTTGTCTCAATGTATGCTGTCAGCGGTAAAAAGTATGCTGTCAGCGGTACATTTCCACTATCTGCGGTCTTTATAAATCGACATGGCTAACGTCTAAGAGCAACTGTTGCCCTATGAATGTATGCTGTCAGCGGTGAAAGATATGCTGTCAGCGGTAAAACGTATGCTGTGAACGGTACAAGGTATGCTGCCAGCGGTAATTCACTGGCAACGTATGCTGTGAGCGGTAATTCAGCACTGAATTAGATATCCTGAAAACGGGCGACGCAGTCGTTGATTTGCGCCAGGCCCGTGTAGATAACAATATGGCTTCCCCAGTGGTCACTAACCTGCTAACCCGCATGAATGCTAGGTTAGTGGTTACTAACAAATGTTATTCCGTCACACTTAAAACGCGCTGCAGAAACATCGGTTAGTGAATCTGCTTGAGCAAACCCCAAAGCGTTTGTGCTTTCGATGTGAGTTTCCCGGTTTCAGGATCAAACATGCGCCATTCCCGACGCTGGTGGATGATGTAACCGTCTTCACGTTCCAGACGCTCCAGCATGTCCGGTTTTCTGAAGCCTTTCGCTCTCCAGTAGCCGCTTGTTTTCTCAATCTCAAGACCAGTCATTGTGAGAGCCATTAACCAACCTCCTTACATCCGTCGAAAAAGAAACTTTGGTTTTTGCTATGAACGCCGTAGACGTCGTGGGATTTGTTGTAGATAAGCTTGTCCTCGCCAACGCCAACCAGTTTACCGTTGCGTTTAGCCAGATATGGAGATGAGAGAACCTCATCGCCGCGGACGACATAGAACTGATCTCCGCTATCAACGACCAGCGCGCCGAAGTCAGCTTTAGTAGGTCTGCTGATTTGATCATTTTTCACCTGCGATACGGTCATATCGCATTGGTAAATTCGGGTATCCGCCAGCAGAGAGAAGGATAGGGCGGCCAGCAGTAGCGTTATTTTTCTCATACCACTATCTCTGTGTAGACCTGTGCTGTAGAGGTGACGACCAGCACCAGTGCGAGCATGTTCACAGTGGTTCCGTTGACAGGAGACAGAGCTTTCTTGAGTGTCCCGATCATCAGGCAGTCCAACATAAACAGTATTGAAAAGATGAGTAACAGGATATCTATGTATATCTTCATAATAGGTAAATACTAACTTATCTATTTTGAGCTGTAAATGGCTCCGGAAGAGCGCTAAGGCCTGGAACTCCCTAAAGATGGCCAGTCCAGAGCCATTCACCATAAGCAGTGGCTAAGCATCACTTTCAGTACTGGCAGATATCCAAACTAATATTCTCATGTGTTTCTCCTTTGTGGTGTATGTACTTACTTATTATTCAGATCGAGATAAGGGGAGCAATCGTCCTGTTCAGGTGATGGCTCATCTATTAGAGCAATGACCTCGCGCAGCTGAGCGGCCCATTCAGGCTCAGGTAAGCCTTGGGCGATTTCTGCGTCGATAACATCGAGCGCGGCATTGGCCGCATCCCAGAGCCTCTTCACTTTGATTCTTCCTTCACCAGCCACCAGGCGTCTACGATGGCTACCTGGTAACTACGTGGCACTGTCACATTTGACGTTGGAATTGGGATTAATTTCATATTAGTAACCAAGTTGTTTTCTTATTGGTGATAATAAACAAAATATAAAGGCGTCCAATGGACGCCCTGTGATTACGCTTCTTCTGTTTCGGCTGAAGCAGACTCTTTAGCTCGACGTTCGTCGATCGCCTGTAGCGCCGCAATGATCTCCGGAAGGGGCTTATCACGATACATATCGACGATCTGCGATTTGGTGTACTTCTTGTCGCCAATCTCTACGCGGCCGCTGGCATTCTTTGGCAGGTATCCTTCTTCGAGCATGTGCTCAACCAGTGACTCGATAACGTCCAGACCGCGGGTCGGGTCGAAGTAGAATTTCCATGAGCATTTGCCGAATGGCGGTGCCACTTTGTTTTTGATGCACTCGGCGCCAACGTCCTGACCGATCTTATCTTTGCCATCCTTCATGACAGAAGCGCCAAGACGAATACGTACTGAGGCGTAGAACTTCGGAGAATCACCACCAGGGGAGGTGGTTGGATCGCCAAACATCACGCCGATTTTTGTACGAACCTGGTTAAGGAAAATAATGCAGGCATTGTACTTGCGCGCCCAGAGCGCCAGCGTCGGAAAGTTGGCGCTCGTAGCACGAGCCAGGGCCGTATTGTCGTTCATGTTTAGCTGATCTTTATCCTTCGCTGTACCTTCCGCCATTTTGTCGAACTTCTCGGCTTTGGAGTTTGGCACCATTGACGCAAGGGAGTCGGCTACGATGCAAATAGGGGCGTCTGCGGGGATCAGCTCTTCGTCCCGCACCAGTTTCAGGATGGTGCCGATCAGCTCAACCGATTCTTCGAACGTGTCCGGCTGCTTATAGACCCACTGGCCGTCATCCTCATCCGCATTCAGCCCGTTTGCCACCGCCAGACCAACGTCAAAGCTGTTTTCGTGGTCGAGGAATACAGCCAGACCCTCCTGTTTCTGAGCGGAGACCATGGCGGCCGTCGCCAGGAAGGTTTTACCAGCACTTGGCGGCCCAAAGATCTCAACGATACGTCCGCTTGGGAAACCGCCGTCATAGCGCCCGGAGATGGCTTTATTCAGCGGAGGGAAGCCGGAATTAATCCAGTGTGAAACCTTTTGGATCTCGTCATTGCTGCCGATTTTCTTTTTTAATGCCATTGCCAGTGCTGATTTTCCTTTTGCCATTCTTAGGCTCCTTTTGTCTCGTTGATGCGTTTGGAAGCGGCGGCTTCATCAAACTTTATTGCGTCGTGGTTGAGGTGTTTGGCCATACGAGAGAGGATCTTGACGACCTGTTCGCTAATCAGCCCGTACTCTCGCTCTGTCACGCTCATGCCGGCCGCGCCGAGAATGCGCGGTAGCGCAACAACGGCATGTTCTCCATGGAAGAAGACAATCTCCTTAGCCAGCATCGTAGGCGTGGTCGTATTGCCGTTGATGAGTGATTTCAACATCAGCAGTACCTCTCAAAAGGCAAAACGAACACGTCCAGATCTTCCAGGAATGACCGGAAGTTCAGCTCATGGCAGAGCAGTTCAAAGGCTTTCAAATCACGTGCGCCTTTTATCTTTTCGATTTCGCTGGGTGGGAACTTGGTATCGATGAGGTTCATCAGCGTCATGTTGCGCTTGAAGGCTTCCAGCATCCGGCAGCCGGTCTTCTCGTTGAAGGCATTTTTGGCCAGTTTGTTGAATGCCGTTTTGTATCGGCCTTTATTGATGACGATCGAGCCGTCGTTAATGCCGCGCACCATAGCGGCGACGCTTCCCCATTCGTGCAGCAGCTCCTTGGCGCCGCCGTCACCAATTCCGCCTACACCTTTGATGTTGTCGGAGGTATCCCCTTGCAGAGCTTTGGCTTCGAGGAAAGCACGAGGAGTAGGCAGGCCGATCAGCTCTGGGAACTGCTCAAAGTTCACCTGCTTGTGTTTGGCGTCTTCACGAAGGCTCACCCAGCTGACTTTTTCTCGAACCAGCTGCAGCCAGTCGCCGTCGCCGGTGAGCAGGTAGATATGATCGACCGTTGGTTGTGGCGCAAGACGACCAACCAGCATCCCCGCCAGGTCATCGGCCTCGGCGTCTTTGGCGATCAGCTGGTTGACGCCAAGGGCTGCCATCATTTTCAGGATGTAAGGCTTCTGGACTGCAAAGCCTTCTTTCATCCTCTTCATTTCCGGATCTTCATCGCGATTTGCTTTGTAATCCGGGTAATAGTCGCGACGCTTGTCGCTAAAGCCGTCCCACAGGATCATGGGGCGAGCGTGAAGAATGGAAGCATAGCGACGAACGTTTTTGACGAAGCCAAACACCGCCTGAACTTCCATTTCGCCGTTATGTAATTTGTCAGATTGCTGGTGGTAATAGCCCAGGCTGTTACCGTCCACAAAGAGATAATTCACCGGAAAACTCCTTCCAAAAAGTAAGGCGTCCGTAGACGCCTTAACAGTCATGGCCTGGGATTAAAGCGATTCTAATTCCGCCAGCAGATCGTCAAGACCTTCATCGTCATTAGAGGTGCTGGTCGCGGCCGCAGTGGTAGTGGCGGCAGCAGCTGATGCTTTAACTTCTTCCGGCTCTGGTACGAACTCAGCTTCTGCGGCACGTAAGATCTCTTCGTCTACCAGAGATGTTTTTGCTGGTTCCGGGGTAGAGGTCGTGGCTACAGCAGCTGCACCTTCCGTATGGCCAGTGATGGTGCCAAAACCTGGCAGCGTTGCTGCACTTGCAGCAGCTGGTGAGGAAATAGCAGCGGTGGTGGCGGCAGGTGCTGCAATACCAATGAGACGCCCCATGGTGCGAACGGTAGACAGCAGACGAGTTTCATCAGCCTGATTGGCGTAAGCGATCAGGTCATGCTGGGTCGACCACAGTTTTTCAGGGATATCGCCCTTGTAGACTTTACGTTTTGGGGATACGTCGTACTTGGTATCGCGACCGGAGCCGGTGCGTTTGATCAGGAACGCATAGCCTTCTTCTTTGCTTAACGGGTTGCCGATATCATCTGCGATATCCTCAGACATCACTTTGCAGATATCGTCGAACACAGTGGACGGGAGCTCAATCAGCTGGCATTTTTCCGCGTCGCCAAAGTCTTCACGAGCTGAAAGTACGCCATTGACCAGGTAGCGTGGAGTAGCGCGCATTTGACCGATACGCTCTTCCATTGCCTTGTTGCCTTTGTAGCGAGCGCGACCTTCCATCACCATCTCACACAGCTGGCACGCACGATTGTGGGTGTGCTGTTCGCAGATATAGGCAGTGGTAACTTCTTTGCCCTCCTCATTCTGATGCTTAACGTAGTGCATACCGAAAGTCTGGAAGAACACACCGTTCTGATCGTCCTTGTTAGGGAAGATGCGCAGATAGTTATTACCGTCTTTCAGACGGGTTAGGTCGACGTTATTGCCTCGTTTGGAAGCAATATCGCCGCGGGTCTTGTTAAGCAGATCAAGTAATGACTTAGACATGTATTTCTCCTTGTTGTGATTATGGCCATGGGCGCTTTGCGCTTGGGGCATTCGCTTGTTCGTGGCTCTTAAAAGCGTACACAATAATAGATCACTACTTACTTACTATCTATCAAAAATTATCGGGTGACCGTGAAGCGTTCGGCGCCCATTCGTTCAATCTCTACGATGGCCATTTTCGAGGCCTGCACGATCATGTCTCTACGGTGAGTGAAGGCGGTGACAGCGTGCTTATAGATGTCAGCGATCAGACGTGCGTCATCCAGTTTTTGGCGCTTCGCAAGGTATTGTGGGTTTGTGCGAACCTTAGCTTCCAGTACTGATTCATTGAACTTTATTCCGTTCATACTCAAGCTTTTACGTTCAATGTCGTAAATTTTTGCCTCTATGGCATCGAGGGATAGTTTAGCATCTGCAACCTCTCGTTCCGCGCGCGCTAGTCTTGCGCCGTACTCCATCAACAGCCTCGGTTGCTGCCGCCAAACCTCTTCCAGATTGTCGCGGTCGAACTCCAGATCGGTCATGATTTTTTCGTAAATTTCGGTGTTCATTTTGTTATTTATCCACTTACTAATGTGTATCAATATTATAGCGTAAATGATCATTTGTGGAGTGTTGACGAAAAGAATCCCAGGTGGCTATGCTGAGCAAAAGATCTTTGATGGGACAGTTTGTGACCATAAGAAAAGAGAGGGGAATGTGTGAAATCACAAGTAGAAGGGAAAAACGGAAGAGCATTGGTTAAAATTTTAAGTTCAGATGAGTTATCAGACCTGAAAAAAGAGTATGCTGAACTTGGAATCGATTCTCTACTTGATTCAGGCATTCTGAAAGAAATCCCACTAGTAGGTACCCTAGTTGGACTATATAATGTTGTTGGTTCTGTTCGTGACCACATTTTTACAGAAAAAATTTTCCGCTTTTTAACTGAGTTTTCTGAAATCCCTGAAGCGGATAGAATTAATATGATCGATAGACTTAATGAAGATGATAAATTCGCCGGAAGGGCAGGTGAGAGAATGCTTGAGATTATCGATCGTATGGAAAGTGAAGAGAAACCTGAGCTGGTGGCTACGTTTCTAAAGGCATTTTCAAGAAAAGAAATATCCTTTGAAGAATTAAGAAGGCTCTTGTCCGCTCTTGAAAGGCTTCCTTCTTTTGATCTATCAAAATTGCCTGATTTTATTATTTTTGATAACGACAAGGCAGAAGGTCAGACACTGAGTGAAGCACAAATGCTCTCGTTCGTTGGTGCTGGATTGGGTCAATTTAAAGGCGGATATGGTGGTAGTATAATACGTCCAACAGAATTATGTAAGCTTTTTGTCAAGGTTGGAAAAATAAATTAGATTATTAAATGTGCGTTTTAAAAAGCATAGAGGTGGATTAACGATAAGTAAGAGTTGCCTGATTTTAGTTCTTATTTAATATACAATTTATATAAAGGTGTTTTATGAAAGAATTATATATGGAAGATTCCACCCTTGTCATAGGGAGCGTAGAGAGTGTTGGTGAATTTATAGATTTAATTGAAGAATCGAATGGTGAATGGGTCTATGGTAATTTATTCAGAGGACAAGCTGACGCTAAGTGGCCAATATTGTCTTCCCTGACTAGAGCTATTATTCCAACGTTAAAGGATATTTTTCAAATTACGGGTGTAATTGATATCAACTCTGAAATGTTTGAGTCAGTTTTTAAAAACAGTAACTATGCGGATAATATGAATGAAAAGTTGCAAACAATATTCTCTGCTTATGTAAACTTTAAGCACCTATTGCCTCCTTATCTTGGTGAGATAGAAAATAAAGAATACATATTAAACTCAGATTTATCACTTATTTTATTAGCACAACATTATGGGCTTCCTACAAGATTTATTGATTGGAGCCTTAACCCTTTAGTCGCTCTTTATTTTTCAGTGGAATCATCAGAGCCGTCAACGGATAATAGTGCGGCCGTATTTAGCTATTCACCGGAAGATACCCTCACTGGCGAGGAGTTCTATCAAGGTTATCAGCACGGATTTAAAGAAAAACATAGTCATGAATTATCTCAGCTTACTACCGCAGGCAATGGCGGTTTTAATTTTTTGGATGCTAGTAAATCTTCCTCCTATAAGTTTAGAAAACTTGCAATAGAGGAAATTGATTTTATCCAGCCAAGTCCGGTGGCTATAAATCACTTCAGGTTCGACAGGAGAATGGATAGCCAGGAATGCATGTTTAGTTTTCAAAATAAATTATTGCAACCATTCAGACCTAAAGATACTGACAATCTGAAAAAGATTGAGATAAAAAAACCTTATCAAATTAAAACTGAATTGATTCAATTAGGTTTTGTAACTTCAAAAATATACCCATCAGTTTCTGGATTGGTGCAAACTTTAAGGTTTAACCATGTTAATAAAAACTTTAAGCTACTTTGAGATAATTTTTAAATTATTTATGGTAAGATTTGCAGGAAATTTTATTTAATGTCACTTCAGCGTTTATAAACGGTAGGAGCCGCCATTTG